ATGACATACTTTAAGCATAGAATTTTGTACGAAAAAGGCGTGATACCCAAATTGGCTAAACGCTTCAATGTATCAGAGAACACGGTGCGTTATGCACTCCGCTTTGCAACTGAAGGTGAACAACCCGATTTAATTCGTAGCACAGCACTCAAAGAGTATGGATGTGCCTTATCCCAAAAGCCAGTAAGTATTAAGTAATCACTTTTAAACAATAAGTATATGGATCTGAATAAAACTTCAAAAGTCCTCTGTATGATTCTTGCAGTCTCAGGAGCATTTGCAATCTTAGGAATTGCAGGTCGGCAGGACTATAATCAAGAAGTCCTCTATACAATGCCGCAAGAAGCTTATGAGCAAATCGTGCTTACACTTGGTGATGATGCTACGGACACAGACATAGTTCGTACATATATGAATAATAAGCAATACTACGACAATCTTAGCTATTGAGATATGGAAATTCAATTTATTGATAAATCTGTGACATTTGACACGTTCATTACAAGTGTAGCGGCCAAATTAGCATCTTACATTAAAGAGGATGAGAATGATAAGCCTTTTATCTCACAAAATGAAGCCTTCAGGACATTTGGGAAAGGTAATGTCCTCCGTTGGTATAAACAAGGAAAGATCCAACCGTGCAAAAGGCCAGGGAAAATAGAATATCCTACAGCCAGACTTAGGGAACTCTCCCGAACGGTTCAAGATTACTTTGATAAATAAGGTCGAGTTTCCCGACCACCTTCTCTTTAGCTCAGTGGTAGAGCAGCGCATTTCAATTTGTTGTTTGTCTCGTGTTTAAAGGTTAGTTGATTTTCATCGCGCAGGTCACCGGTTCGAATCCGGTAAGAGAAGCATTATTAAATGATATAGGCAGTGTGATTTGCAAGGTTTCAGTCGTGCCACCTAAAAAACTGATATACATAGCAGATGCTGAGTTGAAGGCGATAAAACAGTAGCCTAAACGCTTTATGTAGAAGTCTCAAAACGCTTCTATCATAATGAACTTGTAGAGATATATCAGAGTAGTAAGTATGACTTTTAAATCACCATTAAGTTGGTGTTCTACAATAATTTTAATTTTAGAAATAAAGAAAATCCCGTGTTCCTCGGAGCACGGGTACATGGAAAGCTGGCAGAGTGGTTTATCGCGCCTGTTTGCTAAACAGGTTAACCAAAAGGTTACAGGGGTTCGAATCCCTTGCTTTCCGCAGTCTTGTATCAATGAACGCACCACTTTCGGAAATTTGAGGTCGTTATGGGAGCGACCAATATATGAAAGAAAGTAGTAGATTGAGAGAGTATGGTAAAACCCATATAAGTCCAAAGGGTATCAATCGAGGTGGATTTCTGCAAAATCATGCAGCAGTTGACGGTGACGACATGGCGGTTCATGATGTTGGCAGTCCGGAATAGACGGACATACGGGCGGTTATGTATATCGTGGCTGAAACTACGGTGAGGTGCACCAATATCCGTGAGGCCGGTTCGACTCCGGCACCGTCCACAAGCCTTTAGGATGGATGAAGCAAAAGTAGTGATCCCAAAACTCATTTTGTTACGGGCTGCCCGGTATTTATTCCGGCTGACACGACGGAAAGACGCCGAAAAATAACATGAGTGTCACTATGAAGTAGCTGAAGTCGTGTGTTTTGCTCCGGGGAACTGCCCCGGAGCTTTTGTAGACATTTGGACATGAATTATATAGTATTCGGTTTCAAGATCCTTTGTTAACCAAAGTGTCTGTTTATGTAGTAATATGCTCTTTCGGTCTGTGAAGATAGAAGGCAATCTTTTAATAAATTCATGATATAAATTTTAGATTTATAGCCCCGCTTTTGGTATGTGAATATCGAAGCGGTTTTTAAACAGTATTTCCTAACCAGTTTTATATATAACCTCTCCCCGCCCCGTCTATGATTCGGGTTCGTAAGTGTTGCAACTTGGCGGGGAGCAATAATCCGTGAGGACGAGTTAGTTGGTATGAAAAGTAGAAAACTCTTTGTTAGCCTAATCATTACGATTACCAAATTGCACCGGTCTTGTTCGTGAGAATAGCAACCGGTTTTATCTGAATAATTGCCATCTATATATAATCAGGAAGCCGTATATCCTACTAAGCGTAGCCGTCCCGTAAGGAACATCGGGAGCCCGAAGAACTTCGGGCTTTCTTAATGATCTTATAACTATTCCTAAATATAACAATCATGAATTTACTAATTAAAGAAACTGTCTTACAGCGCATCATGCGTAAGACAGGACGAAAGCCATGCCAGTGCAAATGTTCACTGTGCAAAGAACAATGCCACACACCTTGTCTTGGAACACCTGAAGACATAGAAAAAATCATTGATGCCGGATACGGTGACAAGTTAGAAATCAGCTATTGGGCTGTGGGTATCATTATGGGAGTTACCCAAAACGCCATTCCCATGCTACAAGCACGAGCCGGCAATGAATACTGTGTATTCTTCAATGATGGGCTATGCCAACTCCATGACAAAGGCCTTAAACCTACCGAAGGTAAACTCTCTCACCATTCTACCCGAATAGATAATTTCAAAGCTTCAAAAAGTATTGCATGGAATGTCGCTAAGGAATGGATCAACGAAGAGAATATTGAAACTATTAAAAGTGTATTAAGTAAACCCTTATTAATGAAATGAATAAACTATCTAAAAAATGGCACTAAGCGAATTTCGCATGTCACAGAAAAGATATTTTTTTACAATTTCGGTTATTAAGTACAAGTATCATATATTGATTCAAGAAACTAATCCGAAACTAAAATTAATTTTTAACTGAGTATAATTGAAATATAAGTTGTATCTTCGCATTAAATAAAAAGTTCATGGTAAGAAGAAAATTGCATTCAAATGAGTTTCCTCATTATGTTAAATATATGGGTTCCAAGACCAAAATATTACCTTTCATTATTGAAGGTCTAAACAAAGTACATACAGGAAGAGCTATTTGTGATTTATTTGCAGGTTCATGCTCTTTGTCTGGCGCATTAGGTGATCAAATACCTATAATTTCTAATGATATACAGAAATATTCATCAGTTCTTGCAAAGACATATCTGATAGACTGGAATAATCATAAAACCTCTATTAATGACGTTATAAAGTCAGCGAAGGAGTATCACCAAATTTACTATCAAGATTTAGTAAAAGAATATAAATATCCAGAAGAACCTTCTATAAAAGAATTTAACGCGATAGAAATAAAGAGTCGTAGTCTAATAGAAAGTGAATTTAACAATGACTGGCATCTATTCACAAAATACTATTCTGGAACGTGGTGGAGTACAGAGCAGTGCACTTGGATTGATTCATTACGTAAAGCTATTGAGGATTATAATGACAATCCTATTTATAATACATTACTTAGCTCACTAATGTTTGCTGCTGCATATAATAGTCAAGGAACAGGCCATTATGCTCAATATAGGGATGCAAAAGATGATTCATCATTGCGAGATATCAATATTTATCGGTCTAAAAGTATTATTGAATATTTTACTCGCAAAGCAGAAGACTCACTAAGGGCATTAAGAAATAGGCCTAACCCATTAAATCACAGGATTATGGCAGAAGATTATTTAGACTGTTTAAATAAAATCAATAATTGTACTATATATGCCGATCCTCCTTACTGTTTTGTGCATTATAGCCGTTTTTATCATATCCTTGAAACATTAGTTCTATATGATTATCCTAATATACAATCTAAAAACGGAATATTCGTAAAAGGACGTTATAGAGAAGACAGACATCAATCACCTTTCTGCATACGAACACAAGTGGAAAAAGCATTTGATGATATGTTTTATGCGATCAATAATAATAATTGTTCACTAGCCCTTAGTTATAGTAACACTGGCATGATCACTGCAAACCAGCTTGTTGATATTGCTTGCAAATACTTTGAAAGAAAGAAAATATCAATAAAATCAATGAAATATACCCACATGACTATGGGCAGAAAGGAGGATAGAACAAGAGATGTTCAAGAAATGCTTTTATTAATAAAAAGATAATTTACCAAAATAGTTTCCTCGTTTGTATTGGAACTATCTCACAAATAGTAGAGATAGTTCCAATCATTTCTCCAACACATCTCACAACTTTATTTACTCTTATCATATAATTTTTTAGTTATACCAAATACAAGAATAGGACAACCGCCTCCACTCCCACCCTCAATGCGCGGAAGTAATTTGCTCATATGAGTTGTAGAAGCACCATAAGAAGGCCCTTTACCTAAGTTTGTGAATATATCTTGGAGCTCATCGCATCTTGTTACTATCACTGCAGCGCTAATAGCCCCTCTATCATGTAATAAACGATAGTTGTTTAAATCTCTATCATAAAATGGATCTTTATTATTCCATTCAATATCAAGAGCAATTCTATTCTTATAACAATCAATTTTGTGGGTTGGGGTATCATGCTCTACAGCATCAATTACTAACTTAGTATCGAAATTTTTTTCTACCCAACCTCTTTTATACAAAAAATTATCAAGAAAACCAGAAATAGGACTTTTACGCCCACCAGCCTCAAGAATATCAGTTTTCTTTAATTTAAAGACAGTTAGCATATCTATAATATCTGCTAACTCCTCATTAAAATCAACCTTAAGTATAGCACAAGCATGCCGATATTCGTGTATTTCATAGTTATCGAGAATATAATCTGGCAATAATTCAATTCCCATAATTGTAATGCTTTAATATTTGCGGACAAAGGAAATAAATTTAATTGAGATTTACCAGTAAAAGTTTTTTTTTGTAGTATAACATTATGTTTTTCATTATGGATATTTTTTTTTAGATATTTCCCAAGTACGTTTATTCATGATTAGTTTAGGGTGACATCACAAGTTGGCGTTACCCTTTTACTTTCCATGAAGCGCACTATTCAATTATAAACAATCAAAAAACTTACATCATGAGTAACATTCTTATTACTGTCGAAGAGATTAATAAAATGAATCCTCTCGACATCGTGCTATCAGCACCAGTAAAACAACGTTTTATCCAAATCTATGATACCCTTTGGGGTGAAAGTACAGGCGAAGCGGCTTATGAGCGCGAGAGTATTCATTTCAACCGTTTCCTTTCCGACAACAAGAAAGTATGTGATGCCGTAACACGCTTCTCCATCTTTACTGCCTTTATTGACTTGGCTGTCTGTGGACTTTCCGTTGAACCAGGAGTTCGTGGGCTCTGTTATCTACAAGGACGTAATGCCAAAATCGGCAAAAATGAAAAAGGAGCTGACATCTATGAGCCTCGCTTAACATTAACGATTTCAGGATATGGCGAATTGGTTCTTCGAGCTCGCTCCGGACAAATTAAATACGCTGACAACCCCGTTATAGTTTATGAAGAAGACACTTTCTCGTTTTCCGACACAGACGGACGTAAATCTGTTAGATATACCTGCAATCTACCTCACAAATCGAAGAAAGTAATTGCTTGCTTCCTTCGTATAACCCGGACTGATGGAAGTATTGACTATTCCGTCATGTTTGAAGAAGATTGGTCCAGACTGTCTGATTATTCAGCAAAGCAAAACCGATATTTTGACCGCGATCATCGTCAATGGGTGGAGAAAGGACCTAATGAATTATATAAATCTAATGAAGGTAGTATTGATACAGGTTTTCTTATAGCCAAATGTATCAAGCATGCTTTTAAAACCTATCCTAAAGTAAGAATAGGAAAAGGTACTGAACTTGCAACCGAACAGGAAGAACCCGTTCCAAACATTGATTCTTTCTATGAACTAAACAGAGGGGCACAGCACCATAACCCTGAGCCGCAATCATTCGGTCCTGAGAAAGACACTTCTACCGGTGCTACCATCAATCCGGAAGCTTCCAACAATACAGACGATGGAGCATTTTAATGTTAAACTTTAAATAATATAACAATCATGAGTAACGAATTAGTAAAACAAGAAAATGTAGAAATGATTGTGAAGAATGCTCCACAATCCTACAATGAGAATCAGATCTCACATGATCGTTGCATAGAAACAGGTAAAAAATTACTGGCTGATATCCACGCGACAGGAGGAATGAACGATGAACTCGACCAACGTGCGGCCGAGTTCATCAACCGTGCACGGAATACTGTTAAGAAAATGAATGATAAACGCTCACCGGTTACCAAGCTATTCGATGAAATACGTACAGTCTTCACCAACATGGAAAGCGATGTTGATCCAGCTAAACCAGATTCAATTCCCGGTAAACTTCAAAAGATGCGTAATGATTTTGCTGCTAAAAAGAGAGCTGAAGCTGAAGCCCGACGTCGAGAAGAAGAACTACGACAACGAGTTGAAGTTGCAAAGAACAGATACCGTCTTGCTGTAGAAGATGACTATCAGCAATCTTTCAATCGTATGTTAAATGCCAGTTTTAACGAACTGTCAATGCTCAATAACAGTATTACACTAAAAAACTTTGAACAGCAGGAAACTTCCATCCGAAACTTTCCTATCACATTATCCGAAGACAAAATCACTCTACTTCCTTCCGGTGCTATGATTCCAGCAGAACTAAATGCAAACGATTCCCTGGAAATACGGAGACAGGTAATGACTAAACTACTTCCAAAGTTCCGAGAACAGTATCGTTTTGATATTGGTGAAAATCGTGACAACATATTGTTTATGCTACCTTCCAAGAAAAAAGAGTTAGAAGTCATCTCGCAAGCTTCTGCCGAGGAAGCTCGCAGACGTGAAGAAGAAATGAAACTCCGTGAAGCTGAAGAAGCGCGTAAACGCGAAGAAGAACGCCTTCGCAAAGAAGAAGAAGAGAAAAATAGGCTTAAGGTACAACAACAGCAAACTGAAATGACAGGGCTGTTCTCAAAAGCTGCAATATCAACACCTTTCTATCAACCCAAATTGCAAGTCAAGAAGAAAATAGTCATAAAAAGCCCTCTTGGTTTTCTTGATGTGATAAATTTATGGTGGACTACCGAAGGCTGTGAGCTCACAGTCGATGAATTAAGCAAGAAATTCAAATCACAAATAACCCATTGTGAAAAGCTAGCTAATGATAAGAGTAATCCGCACTTTATTCAATCCAACCACATAAGTTATGAGGATGAAGTTAAAGCTAAGTAAAGTATGAGCCATAATCCAGATGAATATTACAACCGCCGTGAGGTCAGTAACAGTGACCTCACGGAATTAAAGAATCTGCTCCATCCACGGCAACAATTTGGCGATAAAGACGCTGCATTCCGTTTCGGATCACTTGTAGATGCTATCATCACAGAGCCGGGCCGAGTCAACGTATACCGATACACTGTAGATGATGTACAATATACGGCTGATGAGTTTTCACTAGCACGCGAGATGTACAAATCCTTGCAAATGGAAGCCCGAAAAGATGAATTTCTTGCCAAAGTATTGGAGCTATCCGATACACAACGATTCATGGTCAACCGGGCACAACGGTTTGAATATGGGAGTTTTCCTTTTACCCTTGACACCCGTTGCAAATGGGATTGGTTTCTATCCGCATGTAATTTCGGTGGCGACCTCAAAACCACATTTGCTACTTCACAAAAGCAGTTTGATGAAGCCGTAGATTTCTTTGATTGGGACCGTTCCCGCGCCTGGTACATGGATATTGCTAACAGTAATCTTGATTTCATTTATGCAATTTCTAAGAAGAACTGCCTCGTATTCAAGAAACATATCAATCGCGGTGATGCTATATATCTCCGTGGGCGAGAAAAATATGAAGAACTGGCATTCCAGTACTGGTGCCTAAATCTAGCAAGTTAACAATGAAAATATATTGCCGCGTTACAGACTTGGGCCTTGTACCAATGTATGATTCTGACTATGAAGAAAAGAAACGACTAAAAGTTGGTGATACAGTTCTTTGTGATATTAAGAAACCACGTAACTATGAGTTTCATAAAAAGTTTTTTGCTTTGGTACGTCTCACTTACGAAAATCTTCCAGAGCATCTGCATAGTGCCTTGAACATCTACAGCGAGGAAGATATGCGTACCTGTTTAAAGATGGACCTTGGACTCTACACGGTTGTTCGGCACGGGTTCCGTGAGTACATAAACCCTCAGAGTATATCCTTCTCTGCAATGGACGAAACTGAGTTTGAACGTTTCTACCACCGTTGCATAGACATCATTCTAAAGCTTTATCTCCGTGGTACTGACCGGCAAGATTTACTCGATGAAATAGCACATTTTAAATAAAAACATTATCATGAAAGTAGGAGAATATCATTATAATCTGCATGGCCGTCATTTCCGTATATATCAATGCGATTATTCAGACGGACGAATAACAACTTCAAAACCTGTTTCCAATGAACCAAACTACAATGACCGCGAAGCAGCACGCAAACGAGTGTACGAACTGAACGGATGGAATTATAAACCCAAAGACATAAAGTAATATGGAAGTGCTCAACCATCACCTAAAGATTAATCCCTACCCCTACCAACAGGAAGGGATCATTCAGGGATTGAAGTGGAAGCGCCTTTTCCTTGGCGACGAACCGGGTTTAGGTAAAACACTTCAAAGCATTGGTATTGTCGATACAGCCAATGCTTATCCTGCACTGGTTATTTGCCCTTCTTCTCTCAAAATAAACTGGCAACGGGAAATAGAGAAATTTACAGATAAGAAAGCAATCATTCTTGATAATGCCAATCGCACCACATGGCCTTATCTTCTACAAATGAAGATGTTCCATGTTGCTGTTGTCAATTACGAGAGCCTGCGTAAATACTTTGTATGGGATATCAAAGGTGGGAAGTCCTTTCGATTGAAAGATATTGTTTTCTGCCCGCAAATATCCATGTTCAAAAGTGTAGTCATAGATGAGAGTCATCGCGTAAAAGATGCCTCCACACAACAAGCCAAATTCGTCAAAGGGATATGTTATGGTAAAGAATGGATAGTTCTCCTTTCTGGAACACCTGTTGTAAACCGTCCTTCTGACCTTATTGCACAACTCTCCATAATGGATAGATTAAACGAATTTGGCGGTAAAGGACAGTTTCTACTTGATTATACACAAGGTGAAAAAGCAGCTTCTAATCTTGAACAGTTAAGCCATGAGCTGTTTAGCCGTTGTCTTATTCGACGGGAGAAATCCAAAGTTCTCACTCAACTGCCCGATAAAACAAGAGTAGACCTCTATGTAGATATATCCAATCGAGATGAGTATGAGACAGCAGCCGAGGACCTTGCTAAATATCTGCGTGAATATAAACAGTGCCCTGAAGAAGAAATACGACGTAAGTTACGCATGGAGGCACTGGCAAAGTTCATGACCTTACGCTCAATTTCAGCAAAAGGAAAAATCGCACAAGCAATAGACTTTATACAGGTGTTCCTGGAAAGTGGAAAGAAGCTGATTCTTTTTTGCTCGTTGCATGAAATTGTCGATGTACTAAAGAAATCCTTTCCTCGTGCTGTAAGTGTTACAGGACGCGATAGTTTCATCATGAAACAAGCTGCTGTTGATGCTTTCCAGCAACGTGAAAATGTGCAACTTATCATTTGTTCCATTAAAGCTGCTGGTGTAGGACTTACACTTACTGCATCCAGCAATGTCGCCTTCATTGAATTCCCTTGGACATACGCAGACTGTACACAATGCGAAGACCGTGCACACCGTATCGGACAAAAGGACAATGTAACTTGCTATTACTTATTAGGTCGTGGTACAATTGACCACCGCCTCTATGGCATTATCCATGATAAAAAAGCCATAGCTAATACAATAATGGCTGCAAATGATGATATTCCCACTGACCAGCTTTATTTCAACGAACTGGTTACAGCTTTCATACAGGCCTATGAAAAAGATACCGCTTAAAGCCCCCTCCCAACGGGCTATCATGGAAGCCCTTAGATGTTTTATTGAAATGAATATTAACAATCCCGACATGACACAATTCACCCTCCGCCCCTATCGTATAGCACTAAGTGAGATGAAACGTGCCATGAAGAACAAAAAGAAGAACAAACAATGATGCATACATGGTTTGAATGTAAAATCCGTTACGAGAAAATGATGGAAAATGGCATGAACAAGAAGGTTACAGAGCCCTATCTTGTAGATGCTCTTAGCTTCACAGAAGCCGAAGCACGTATAATAGAAGAGATGACTCCCTTTATTTCTGGTGAGTTTACTGTCTCTGACATCAAACGGGCCAACTATAGCGAATTATTCCCCAGTGAAGAAGAAGCGGCTGACCGTTGGTTTAAGTGCAAACTGGTTTACATTACTCTGGATGAAAAAAGTGGTGCCGAAAAGAGAACATCTTCTATGGTGTTAGTACAAGCAGCCGATCTACGTGACGCTGTTAAGAAGCTGGATGAAGGTATGAAAGGTACGATGGCAGATTATATAATCGCGTCAGTATCTGAGACACCTCTTATGGATGTTTACCCGTATTCAGAGCGTGCAGATCACATCGACAGTATAGATGAAGCTGCAAATTCTCCTGTTGTAAGTCATTTCATCACCTCTTTACCTGATAACTGCAGAACTTCAATCATAGTAGCCGGCAAGGCTGTTATCATTGATAAAACTGGGCGTAATACCCGTGTTATCCCCGACAATTCGGAAGAGATTCCCAAAGGAAAGAAAAAACAGGTGCAAAAGGATCAGGTAAGGTTAAAGAAAAATAGCCATGACCTATGATGAGTTTTTAGAGCAGGAACGTAACCGGCCATCTCGTAAGAAATCAGATGATCTTGAACATCAAATTCAATGTGCCTGTATCGACTGGTTTCGTTTGGCCTACCCTAAGCTACAAAGTCTTCTTTTTGCTGTTCCTAATGGTGGCAGACGTGATAAGGTTACCGGTGCTAAACTGAAAGCTGAAGGTGCTCTTGCAGGTGTTGCTGATTTAATACTGCTTATTCCCAAAAATGGATATGCATCACTTTGTATCGAGATGAAAACACCTGATGGTATTCAGCGTGATTCTCAGAAACTCTGGCAGAAAGATGTTGAAGCGGTAGGAAACAAGTATGTTATCTGCCGCTCTCTTGAAGACTTCATACGTGAAATAAAAGAGTATTTGAATAACATGTAATCAATGGATAAACAAAAGGCAATACGTTGTATTGATTGCCGCAAGAGGCGATTAATGCAATGGGAAAATGACCCTATAATCTCAGAATGTAAATGGTCTGGACGACGGTTAGTAGCAGACTCCAAAAGATTCTGCATTCACTTTGAACTAACCAGGTGTCCGCCAATAATTGAGCATTTTAAAACCTACACAGATGGCTAATTCAACTGGTCTCGACTATTTTTCATTTAACGTTGATTTCTTCGACGATGATAAATTAGCACTTATAGAAGGGGAATTTGGTATAAAAGGAGCCTATATCGCAATTCGCTTGCTCTGCAAAATATATAAAGAAGGCTATTACTACCAATGGGGTGATGACGAGTGTTTGCTTTTCTCGCGGAAAGTGGGTGCCGGCATTGCTTCGGACTTGGTGAAAGAAGTTGTAAAGGGGTTGGTCAAACGTTCCTTTTTCGATAAAGGGGTTTTTGAAAGGTTCCAGATATTAACTTCTCGTGGTATCCAAAACCGCTACTTTGAAGCAGTCAAGCGCCGCCAATGCGTTGAAGCCCGGCGTGAACTTTTGCTTATCGATGTTTCGAAATTCTCTAATGTGCACATTTTAGAGGAAAATGTATACATTGATACGACAAATGCAGACATTGCACCACAAAGTATACTAAAAGAAAGTATACTAAAAGAAACTCCTCCTCAAACTCCCCCTCACGGGGGCGCTTCGTCGATTGGAGGAGGAAGAACAACTTCGTCTCCTCCTTCAGAAAAGTACTTTGATATAAAGTCAGCATTGCGAGGAAAGCCTGGCGTAAATGAGAATGATGTATGGGAAGCTATGCGCCTAACCGAAAACGGGAAAGAATCATCTATTGGTTTGAGTCTCGTCAAGCAATGGTTAGATAATCCTTCCATGTGTAACTTCTATGAAATCCTACAGAAGTTACAAGGAATGGAACGAACAGGGAAAATCAAAGTAATGTCCCACGAAAACTATTTCATTTATGTTTTCTTGCTGGTAAACCTCACACAATCTGACGCTGATTCAATACGCTTGTATATCAAGGACCCCAGATTATTCGAAGAGTGCAAAAAATTAATTGCTGAAATCAAAAAAGGTCGTATCAATCAACCGGGTAAATTCTTGCTTAAAAAGCTGAGAGAGTGCCAAGAAGTTATCAACAAACAAAATCTCAAATTAAAATGAACATCGGGATACTAGCAGTAGATAGCAATTACCCTAATCTTGCCCTGATGAAGATAAGTGGCTATCATAAACTAAAAGGAGATCAGGTTGAGTGGTATAATCCATTCAATCATTATGATAAGGTGTATATGGCTAAGATTTTTAGCTTTACGGAAGATTATCAACAGTGGATTACCAACGCTGATCATATTGAAAAAGGAGGTACTGGCTATGATATTTCAAAAGTTCTCCCAAGCGAGATAGATTGCATGGTTCCCGATTATTCACTCTATAACCTTGATGATAAAACAGCCTATGGTTTTCTAACCCGTGGTTGCCCAAACAAATGTAAATGGTGTATAGTTCCTCAAAAAGAAGGCAAGATCGCTCCTTATATGGATATCGAAGAAATTGCAGTTAATAATCGGAAAAATATAATCTTGATGGACAACAATGTGCTTGCTTCCGAATATGGATTACAACAGATAGAAAAGATTATCAGATTAAAACTTCGAGTAGACTTTAACCAAGGTTTGGATGCCCGTCTTGTAACAGACGGAGTGGCCCGACTTCTTGCAAAGGTCAAATGGATAAAACGTATTCGCTTTGGTTGTGACACTCCCGGACAGATAACAGAATGCGAACGTGCAACAGCCTTGATTGATAAATATGGATACAAAGGAGAATACTTCTTCTATTGCATCCTCTTGAATGATTTCAAAGAATCATTTGAGCGTATAAATCATTGGCGAAATAAAGGCAGTCGCTTTCTTCCTCACGCCCAGCCTTACAGAGACTTTAACAACCCTCGCCCAATAATCCCTCAATGGCAGAATGATTTGGCTGGATGGGCTGACAAAAAGCAAGTTTTCAGAAGTTGTGAGTTCAGAGATTTTATGCCACGCAAAGGGTTTAGGTGTGGTGAGTACTTTTAATAAAAACAAAAAAAATCATGAAAGCAATAACAATCAAACAGCCGTGGGCATCTCTCATAGTCCACGGCATTAAAGACATTGAAAACCGTACTTGGGCGTGTCCAAGGAAGTATATCGGGCAACGAGTTTTTATTCATGCTGCCGGTTCTCATGGTAGAAAGTTTAGCATTGATTTAACGGACGCACAGACGAAAGCTGCATTTGCAACGATAGCCATAGAAACTATGTTTAGAAATATGCCTTTTGGCTCTATCATCGGCAGCGTAGAGATAGTAGATTGTTCTATTAATCATCCTTCTATCTGGGCAGAGAAAGGAATCTATAACTGGATACTGGCTAATCCCATCCTGTTTAATAAGCCCATCGAGAACGTGAAAGGAAAGCTTTCTTTCTGGGAGTATCCAGGTATCAATGAGGTTAAGATTGAATGTCCGGAATGTAGCAGCATAGAGATAGCTATTGAGGACTACACTACGGCTCCATTCCCTTCATTCCTGCATAGCTGTAACAAGTGTGGATACGTGATTATGGAAAGTGAGTGGAATGTAATAGAAAAATAGAAGAACTAAATGAATCTGCAATCTAAAATAGATTACTCCATCGCCTTACTTCAGAAGTGTGAGGCGATGGCTTTAGACTACGATCCAGAGAACGGCTTTTATCTTGCATTCTCCGGTGGAAAAGATAGTCAAGTCCTGTACCATCTTGCAAAGATGGCAGGTGTGAGGTTTAAGGCTCATATGAACTTAACTTCCGTCGATCCTCCGGATGTTATTCGCTTTGTGAAGCAGTACTATCCAGATGTTGAATTAATAAAGCCCAAAATGAGTATTTATGATATAGCTTTAAAAAAGCACATAATTCCAACAAGAACAATGCGTTGGTGTTGTGCTGAATTTAAAGAAATGTCTGGAGCAGGTAAGGTTACCTTGATAGGTATTCGCAAGGCAGAAAGTGCAAGACGTTCCAAGCGTGAAGAGATTGAAATAAGCAACCATAAATTCAGCGGAAACTTCGACCAATTTTCTGAGCATAAAGAAAAGATGGTTACATGCGTCAATGGAAAAGATAAAATTCTTGTCTCGCCTATTCTTTACTGGACTGAACGTGAAGTTTGGCGATTTCTTAACTCGAATAATATACCACACTGCAAATTATATGATGAAGGATATAAACGTATTGGATGTATTCTTTGTCCAATGTCTAACTATAAGCAGAAACTAAAAGATTCTCAGCGTTTTCCTCATGTCCGTAGGAAGTGGATACAGACTATTCAAAAACTGATTGATGCAGGGTATATCACCCGTAACTTCACCGATGCAGAGTTCGGCTTCAACTGGTGGATCAGCGATAAAGGATTCGATCAATATTATGCAGACGAAGTGCTGCAATAAAAAATTGAGTTTAACGTATAATAATAAAAATATGAACTAGAATCCAATTACATAAGTCCATCCAACACGTTACAACGGCTAATGGCAAATTGAGTGATAAGACAATAAAGTTAATTAATATTATGGCAAAAAAGCGTATGGAAGTAAATGATATAATGTAGCATATTGATGAACTGCTACAAAACTACTCAAATGAAGAGTGTGTAGAGATTTTAAAAGGGGTAATAGGTGAATGCCAGTCACGCATTGAGAATTGCGATGAAAGTGATTATGCTAAACAATATAATTTAAAATTAACATCTAATCACATTACTAATATTTCCCACATTCTCTGAATTCGGTATTTGGATTATCAGTTACAGCCACAAGTACAGAGCCTGCTTTAGCTATTTCTTTAGTTACTGAAGCATCAGGTAGGTTATAAGATTTAAAATCACAAGAAACCACAGATATATAGCTAGACTCAACAATTTTTGAGTTGAAATTGTACATTGAACCATGATGAGGAATTTGCAGTGTCCTATATGAAAGATTAAATTTTTCCAAAATTTCGTGTTTAAATGCATTTACTATTTCATCGTCCTTCAATGAAGCATCCCCAAAGTAAACACAATTTAATAAACTTCCAGCATCAGAATCTATTAAAACCTCTATTTGTGCATTTTTCACTAAAACGATACAATCATCAAACGGGATTTTTTTTATTAATCCAGAAAATAGTATTAAAGATGTTTTATTCTGATCCTTTTCTATTTCTTTAAATGCCCGCTTCACTTCATTAATATTTTCATACAAATATTTTTTATCCGAAAGTTTATCATAATCCAATCCCCTTTCTTCCAACTTTTTTTTAAGTTTAGGAACATATTCGGTGTAGTTATAGTTGAAAGGAACATATGTCCATTTTAATGATATAGACAAAGATGAAGAGATTTTAATTGGATTTCCGCTTGGCTGAATGATTTCAGCTGAATTTACCGCTATATCATTTTCACCATTTCTACTTATTCTAATTATTTCTGTCTCTCCTCCAAAGTATGCCTCTGTATCAAGTACTAAACCTTCATAACGCCTATCTAAACCTTCTCCTACAACAAATAACGCTCTATCTGCTTTCGGAATAAATGGTATCACTACTTTTTTAATTATACAATGTTTTATTAAGAAAGGAACGCCATTAATATGATCCTTATGAAAATGAGAAATGAATAATATATCAATAACAGTTTTTTCTTTAGGGAATTGTCTTCTTATGCAGCCTTCAATAAATGTTTCCCCTTTTAAAGTTCCACAATCGTACACCACATTTATTTCTCTACCATCAGATTCATGACATTCAGTATAAAAAGCTCCAAATCCAACAGGATGAAATTTTCGAGTAAAATTTACCATTGTATTAAAAATATTATTTCCTAATATCATGCGCCAACCTACCCCATCCGAAACCTGACTGATTACGGGTTACATGATATGAAAAGTTCAATCAAATAGTTTATATTCAGCACGACAAATATCATAAATTTCTAAATGCAATCAAAATAAAATCAAGGAAATAAATAAATTACCCTAAATTACATTTATTTACCACCTACGTTATTTTAAGACATTTTGGAAAACACAGGAACAAAACCACCTCCCAATGGTGTTAAGCGATTTCTTTATTAGGGCAATTAGGATTCAATAAAAGAAAAACTGGAAAAGTTGAAAGCTGAATTTCAAAATATATTACTCTTTATATCAGAATATTAGAAAGATACGAATGAAATAAAAAAGCTGGTTTAATTAAAATACTATAATTCATATTCTTCTAATCCTAATGATAACCCTAAAGGGTATATAACATCACCCCACCTGAAAGGAATACACATGCTGCGATCATCAGAAGAATCAAATGTAACACATACAATATCAACCTCTTTCTCCTTTAATTCTTTAAGTGGAGATTCATAAAGCACATCGTTAGCTAGAAGAATGATGTTTTCACTATTAACTAATCTTCGAATTTTTTCTATTGTTTCAAATCCAACTATGTTACCATTCTTTTCTCTATAGAAATTCACTTTATGTTCATTTAGAGTAAATACAGTATTTGTAGCATCAAGATCTATTAAAGAGTCTAAAGACAAGTTATCACTTTCGATTAAGTAACAATTTATATTCTTGTCTTCGGCTTTATATACATCAAAACAATACAAGATATTTCGTACAACATTTTTGATATTTAATTTTTGAAATTTTTTATCAGGCCATATATCACGATAAATAGCCATAGCTTTTCGTATAGCTTTTTCAAAAAATATTCCATCTATAATTATGGTGGTATATGTTTTTATTTCGGCAGCAGTCAATATAGCCCTAAGTTCATCCACTTTACTATTATTGAACTTTCTTTTATCCATCTCTTCACTGTTCAATAACTTTTTCGTAATACTCAGCGTATAACTTTTATTATTTTTAGACCAACTCTCAATATCATATCGGGTAAACATATACAATAAATTCGTTTCATCTCCTTTGTCTATATAAATAAAGAGTATAAATTCATCTGTTACATATGAAACAGGAATAGTAACATTAGTACCTCTTTTACCCAAAGATCTACCTTTACTTTGAACTTTAAGTGTTTTAGTTAACTTCTTATCTGGCCTATCTATAATCAATAAATCAATTCCATTTTTATCAAAAGAAGGCTTTGTCACATTAAAATTATATTTCAGCAACATTGATTTTAGATAAGCTTCAGCTTGTTCTTCGAGCGGTTTGTTATCTACCATAATACTGATTATTCACTAATTTTCATATCGTATACTGATGTCTGCAACCACCCGAGTAGCTAATAAACTGAATAGTTACATAAGTTACCCAAACATACGAATAACTATTCTTTTTAGCCCTCATACTGAGGGCTGCAACGTTCAACAGGGTAGTACTAAACTAAATTCCAAAGATCTGTCACCTATTTGAGGCACGACACAAATATATGAAAAAGTTCAATAACATTCGCAAAGTGGAAATATTTCTTCTTCAACAAATGCAAAAGTTGTATTTCATCAATCCTTTATTTAATTGAATACTATAACTTTACCAAAAAAAATGGAAACCATAAAAATCCCCTTTACCGGCATTAATCGAAGCATTGATGAAGGTATATCAACTGACGGGCAGTGCATGGAACTTATCAATGCACGAATCAAAAACAGTTCAGTAGAACCAATAGGAAAGCCTGTTTTTATCCATGAGCTTGCAAATGCAGAAAAGGTATTCTACCATACACTTGCTAAGAAAGTACTTGTACTGAATACAGATGGAAGAGTAGAAGTTCTCAATGAAGATTATTCACACTTTGAATGGTTATCATCCGATCTAACCGGGAGAGTCAATGATATTGCCTTTCTGGGAAATATTGCATGTTGTATTACAGATACTCAGATACTATACGAGATATTTGAAAACAACGTTGATGGATACAAATACGTTGGTTCCATCCCTGAAATACCTCAAATTAAAATCTCACAAATGGCTAAGGCAACAAGTATTTGCCCAGATTCTCAATTTCTAAGTGGTAGGAAATACGGTTCATTAACAAGTGAAGAGTTCATGCGTACAGCTGACTATAATGCTGTTGGATATTTGGACAACTGCATTGATACCTTAAATAAAGAAGAATATATGGTCGGCCCCTGCCTTCTTAAATATGCATTTAGAACCTCTTCGGGAGAATATATAAAGGAGTCTCCAATCTTTTTGATAGAGCACGGAAACAAGAAAGACTACACCTTTGACTTTAAAGCAGGGGGACGCGACTCCTATAGTACAGAAGTATCATTTTATCAAATAGCCCCTTTCTATTATTGTCATAACGAGCCTAATAACGCCACATTCAAGGATTACACTTATGAATTTGGCGCAATGGGCACCAAAATAGACTTCTCTTTCGATGATTTTGATTTATCTTATCTAACCCCTCTTATAGTTTCCATTGATGTGTTTATTTCTCCAATAGACTGGTTCGAAAAAAAAGAGAGTAAATACGGAAGCATAACCTACAATCAATATCAAATAACCGACAACGAAACAGAACAGATCCTGAAAGCCTATCGTTTTTATAAAGTTGCTGAATTTTCATTGAAAGGTAAACAGATCTGGAGACTTGATGAATGGTCAAAAGACAATATCTCTATTCAGGAGCAATTGATAACATCTGAAACAAAGCACTCTTTTTCCTCCCAAACAAGCTATGTTTATAATTCAAGATTGCATTTGGCGAACATCAACTACTCCTATTTTAAAGGATATATGTATGGATATGAGAGCCAGACTCAAGAATCGAATACAGAATATACTCTAACTATTTGTACTACCATCAGCACAGAACAAGGGGAAACTATTGTAAAAAACACGATATCATCTAAACAGTTGATAATTCCCTTTCTTACATACCCTGATTCAAGGGCACATACTATGAGCCTGTTTATTACACCTAAATCAGGTAGCGGAGTGCCCGGGGAAACTCTCAAAAAAGTATTTCCACTCCAAAAGCACCCCTATCTCGATATCGCCTACTATTGCCAGCCAGCTCAAAGATGGGGAAAAATACCTGGTGATAGAAGTAGTTATGGTTTAGTGCTTTCTTCTTATTACATATCTATTGACCAACACCTCGAATCTGATATACCCGCAGAAGAGAGCACAAATTACACAGCACGTAACGTGCTCAAAGTTTCAGCCTTAAATAGTCCAATGGTATTTCCGGTATCACAGACTTATCAACCAACAAATACAGAAATAGTCGGGCTATGCTCCAATACCACAGCTTTATCACAAGGGCAATTTGGACAACACCCATTGTATGTATTTGCCACAGATGGAGTATATGCAATGTCAGTAGGAACAGGCAATGTAGTCTATTCAACGCAAACGCCAATAACACGCGACGTCTGTATAAATCCCAAATCTATTAAAGGCATAGATCAAGCCGTTATCTTTGCCTCCGAACGTGGGCTTATGATGATAGCAGGCAACACTGCAAAATCAATATCTGATGATATGATTGGATATCTCCCATCTTGTGTTATTTCTTCCCCTATCATTTCTAAGATAGCAGCTATAGGATCATTTACTTTATCATTAGTAGAGTTTACTCAATATCTTGAAAAAGCAGAAGTAGGTTACAACTATCCGGAGAATGAGCTAATCATAGCAAATAAGAACTATCCTTATGCCTACTTATTTAATATGGAGTCAAGAACATGGTCTAAGATATCTTGTTGTATTAAGAACTTCACCAATAAATATCCCGAATGCTATGCTTTGATAGATAGTGAATCAGTAACTCCTGGTGTTTACGATATGCAAAATAGTCATAGAAGTATATCAAATATACTCTTATTGACTAAACCTATAAAAATGGGGAGCAATGCTCACAAACGCATTATACAGACCGCGTTAAGAGGAATGATTAAGGGCGCAATGTCAGACTTGTATTTACGTGGTGAACCAGTAATGTTTAGAGGTGAAAGTCTGAATATATTCTCTAATGTTGGACTGTACATTTTAGGTTCCAATGATGCTGAACACTTCAGTCTTATTTCCGGTAAAGAAAGTATTGTTGATATACGCGATCTCGTTACCAAAATGAATAAATCCAAAGCATTCAAATTCTTCATGGTAGCCTTGGCCGGCGGTGTCAGAACCGACGTGTCATTAAACTATATGGAATTTGTTGCATCCGAAGCCTTCGAGAATAGATTAAGATAAAAAAGGAGAGGTATCCCCTCTCCTATCCTTTTATATTCCACCCAAATCCGTTGCTCGTCTCCTAACTATTCCACTTATCATTCCGATAAACTTCACCACGTCCCACATTAAATTTTTATTCCTCTGTTCTGGAACCGGAGCAAGTTCCGGCTTCACAATCAAAAGCCATTCATAATGTACGTAATTTACAATGTAATCCCAAATAGCCTTCTTCAATAACTCCATGATCTTATCAGCATGTGGAGGAATCCTTTCATAAGGTATCAAACTAATGCTGATCTTTTCACCATCAATCTGCCATTCAAAACATTTTACCCGCTTAATAAGACGACCACTAATATTATTTAAGGCCGTTTCTACAGGTGAGCGAAGCATATCATAATCATCTGAAGAAGTTTGGATGCTGGAAAAATCAGCATCCTTTTTCTTCAAAGATTCTCCCTGGTAGTAAGTCCGAACATCTATTTCAGAGAAAACACTACTTAGCTTTATTTCTATGGCCAGTAAATTCATTAGGTAGTTGGTGCTGCTGATGTTGTACGTTTCGGCTTATCTCTTTGGGCACCGAGAAGTCTCAATTCCTCCTCAATTTCAACCAACCTTTGTTCAAAACGCGTAGCTTCATCTGGCTTTATAAGATTAAGCCACTTGGCCAAGGTATAATAAGAGAGGTAACTCAGCATATTATCCTTAATCGTTTCTTTCTGACTTTCCATAAAGTTTGAAACAGCATTCGTTGTAAAGCTGATCTTAGTTTTGTTTTCATCCCATGAATAAGATGTCTTACCAATAACCCGGCTCAGAATATTTCCAAGCTTCGTTCCGCCCTCCTGGGCCAAATCCTTCAACACGGTGTCATCGTCGTCATTAGCTTGAAGCTTTGCAGCTAATTCCGTTAGTTTCGGATCACTTTTAAGGGCTTCTCCCAAATAATAAGAGTGTTCCTTCATTTGTTCAAACAGACTTTTTACAGTCAATTCAAGATTGATAACCTTACTTCCTTCCATAATAAATTATTTAGTTATTTGCAATTAATTCCGTTTGGGCCTTTCTCGCTCCAAAAGGTATTTCTTTATAGCAATAGCCTGCTCGTCACATACTGTTCCGTAATAAGTTACTTCCTCTTTCTTCGACAAGTTAAACCACTGCATACAGATGTAGTTTGAAACATATTGTTTCAAAGACTTCTCCAAAGCTTTTCTTACAGCTATCTTCCAACTGGAGGGTAAATCAAAGCAGAAGGTAGAACTATTCTCTGTTTCATTAGATAAATACCCATATCTAGATACAATATCAGCAATGCTACTCACGGCTTCTCCAAAGTAGCTGTCCAGGATATTTAAATCATCTTCCGTAGAAGATATTTTCTCTATATCCATATTCTTAGCACCGGTGTATCCAGTTATTTTGTATACTTCCGGCATTATTTCAGCTTTATTTAAAGTTACTTCTATATTCATATCACAAATATATGATGATGAGAATTATTCAAGTTGTTATTTTACAACTATTTCCGCGCTTCTTTAATTTATAAATAGTCCATCCAACGCCACTTATAACAACTAAAGTAATTAAGGCCCAAATCATATTACTTATTTGCTTGGGTAATGTCGTTTCATCTTTCTGTTTCTCCTGTTCCTGCCTTACATTTTCCTGACTTTGAGAAGACGATGAACTATCAGACTTCAGCATTACACTGTCTGCAGCTGTTATATTTGTATCCTGTTTAATCTCATTGTTTTCTTCGGTATTCCCCTCAGCCAGCAACGGATGCTTACCTGTATCCGGATTAATAGGTTTAGTAGTATCATACAATTGCCAATTCATTTTCCGATTGGTAGTACTATGTAAGAAGCTGGATATATCTTGCATAGAAGTAAAGCCAAAATCTCTAATCTGCCTGATACTATCCACTTTTAGGGTAGATGTCTCTTGCTTCATGGTAGACTTATAACTTCCACACGAATATAGCGACATCAGAACTCCCATCACTATCAATGCCAAGAAACCTATAACTGTCAACCGACACATTTCTTTCAAATTACACTCTTTCATAATCCCAAGTATTTAATGATTCCTTCAATATGAATCCGTGCAACAGCATCCTTACCCTCCCGGGATAAAAGGTAGTCTACATCTTCCTTATTATCCTGAAAGAAGTTCTCCGACAGAATGGCCGGGCAATTAGTATCCCGGCAAATTGCAAGGTTCTGTTGCCAGTATAATTGGTCGGGCATTGGCTTACGTACGGGAACCGGAATACATTCGGCTACTTGCCCTAGGCATTCAGCCATTTTTTTACTATTACTTGAAGCGTTATTCGATACAAACACACTCCACCCCTTTGCGTTCATCCAATTAGTACCGGAACCGGCCGCATTGCAATGGATAGAAACAAGTATAGCTTTTTTTCCTGTCTCTTTATAGATGTCATTCGCCCGTCTGCATCGCTCAGACAAAGGAACGTCCGTATCTTCTTTCACGATCCGTTCAGCATCAACACCTTTTTTACGTAAGCCGAAAATAACCATATCGGCAATCTCTCTTGTATAGGACCACTCTCTCAATCTTCCGTCCGGTGAACGCTTGCCCGGAGTATTTTCCCCATGGCCGTTGTCAAGCAATACTTTCATTTCTTTTCCTCCTTACTTTTATTCATATATTCCACCACCGCCTGTGCTATCTCTGCCGGGTCAGCCTTGTGCTTCGCTATCTCGGTAGCCAATGCAGCTACTTGCTTCATCTCTTTGCGTTCCTTCTCATCTGCTTTCTCATAGATGGATTTAACCTCTATAGCTGCCACTCCGAAAGCTCCCAGTAAAGTAATGAACGGGAAAATAGGTATATGGTAATCATAGTAATTATCCAGATACCAGACACCAGCCATCTGCATGCAATCAACTACGACCAACGCAAGCAAAGCATTGTAATATCTCGCAACCTTATTCACTGTACGTTTCCATCCGTCGCTCGAAATCTTCTCACTACGTTGTTTAGCTTTTCTGATTCCAGCCCACAAATCGAAAGCTATAAAGAAAAGTGGCGTCAACAGGATACCGAAAAGCATCCAGGCCACAATAAATAATTCATCTATTCCTCTCATATCTTTTCATTATATTACTATTAATATTACTTTTGTACTATCATTGGCCGTAAGGCCACATAGTAGTTTTGTTCATCCCGCCCGGCCAGTGATGATAGGGCGGGATTTTTTAGGCACAAAAAAACCCATCGACAAACCTACTACGGGCTGTCAATGGGCATAATCGTATGTCGCAAAGGTACTAATTATCTTCTAATTTACAAGACTTTTCCTCCATTCTTATAAGATGATTATTAAGGGTTACTAAATGGCATTTAAGTTTGCGACAGATAGCAGCCTTTGACTTTCCTTCAGCAAGCATCTTATCAATAAGCTCCGCTCTCCTATCAAGCTTATAGTGAGTGTTTTTTTCACCAGCTTGCCGGCCTAATTTTTTCCCTGAAGCTTTTCGCCATGCCAATCCTTCTTTGGTGCGTTGGGAAATAAGATCACGCTCAATTTGGGCAGATAAACCGAAGGCAAAAGCCAGTACCTGGCTATTAATGTTATTCCCCAACTCATATTTTTCCTTCACTGTGAGCACTAATGTCTCTTTGATCATGCAAAGGTTAAGCATTGACATTATGCTCATTAAGTTACGACCTAATCGGCTAATCTCAGAAAGTATAAGAGTATCACCTTTCTTCATTTTTTTCAAGAGCGGCCCCAGCTTTCTGTCCTTTGCAGCCTTTGTGCCTGATACTGTTTCAGAAATCCACTTATCAATTATTAATTGACGTTCATTGGCAAAATTCTGAACTTCAAATTTTTGATTCTCGACTGTTTGTTTATCGGTTGAAACTCTGATGTATGCGTAAATCATTTTTGTGCGTGAAGATAGTGATATCATATAGGGCAAGCAAGCAATTGTTTAGACGTCCGTTAAAAGTGAATGGTATGAAAGAGAATGAATTGAATAATGGTACAGCTACCCAGGTGAGAGGAATAGACGCTAATGGCAACAGTATAATGACCACCCCTAAAGAAATAGCAAAGTCAGGAGGATGCGGTACATTCTCTGTGGCAGGTGCTCTTAATGGCAAGTGGTATAGAATCGCTATAAGTCGTAGATGCTATATGGCAAGCTCGGTATTGCTCAATGTAGGAAGTCGATATACGAATAATGCTCCTTGTTCCCAATTATTCTACATTGCGTTAGATGGCTACAGCAAATTACAGAATGTTGTTCAATTAGGGGTTTCCAGTAAATGTATTAATAAAGTGCGATTACTATACAAAAGTTCGACTACAGAAAATGGAATGCTTGACATTTATATCTGTTCGAATGGAAAGAACGATATAGACTTTGCTTACAGCAATAATATTGGATTTACTTTTCAGACACCGGTAGAAGTTTCAGAAGAACCGGATGCGGAATACTATGTCAAGGAATTTACATTCTAAAAAGAAAAATTCACGCTTGCTTTTGACTACTTCATATCTTTTGTCCGTTAAAACTGAATGGTATGAAACTGAACGAAGTAACTCAAACAACCACTATAAACAATGAGTTTATAACTTTAATAGATACGAACGGCAATCCTCTAAAAATAAGCAAGTCAGACTTAGCAGAAGTCATTCGAACTAATATGCCAAATGCAACAAGTCAAAAGAATGGTTTGATGCCTATAATAATTGGTAAAAGTCCATTTCAAATATATATAGCACTTAATAAAGGATTGGAAAAGGACTTTGAATTCAATTACGGCTTGGTGTCATTATATTCAATCCAGAAGGGATATTCATCGATTTTATTACTGGGATCTAGTATGGTTAATATTGTTTCTGAGATAGGAAGTCCTGTTTTATCAACAGTAAAAGATACAGCGAATAAAATCAATATATACAAAGAAGCGGAAAGCAAACTTATTGTTCAAAATAACACAAATGACCAATTTCGGTTTTATATTAGTGTTTTATAGTATAGGGGCGTTAAGCCCCTATAATCATGTTGTTTCAATTAGTATAGCCCCTTCTGGCAATGATTCAGGTATAAGATGGTGGGCAAAATTTCCGCTTTCTAATAAAGGTGATATATGTGTAACTGAATAGTCAACACTCGAAACCAAGTATATTGCGACCTTGTTCCCATCCTTTGCATAATAGAACTTTGCAGACGAACCGTCGTTTAGTTTTTTAATAGTACAAGAATATGTACCCATGCTAGCCATTGAGAAGGATAGTAAATATGTACTGCAAACGTTTCCTTCAATTCGACCTGTAGTAATGAATGCGACCACAGCGGTTTGACCTACTGCCGAATATAACTTGATACAGGCCAATTTATCTGTAATACTAAAACCTTTGGCTTTAACAAACCTGTCAGAGTCAGCATTCAATAGTCCTTTTTGAAATTGTGTGGCCACAGGCATATTTTCTCTTATTATTTCTGTGAGATCAACTTTGTTGATGCGCAATGGATGTCCTTCTGAATTAATTAGTGTGACATATTCATCTTTGACTGTTTTTACGACTTCAGTTTCGTTTAACTTCATACCATTCAGTTTTAACGGACATACAAACTCATGTATTTTTACTTTGAATTATGTTGGTCATTTCATCGGTAAAAATGCAGTATAAAGAATGTCCGTTAAAACTGAATGGTATGAAACTGAATAATGCAATAGAAGTAAGTGAGATAAATAGCGAATATATCACTCTTATAAACAAGGCTACTGGATTACCTGTAATAATCAATAAAGAAGCTTTGGCGAAGGCTCTACGAAGCTATAGAAAGGTTTATATAAGAGACCTTGAAAACAATGCAGATGATCTGTTAATTGATGGTGTGTACACTTATTATAATATTACTAATGTCCCATATACAAGTGGTATCCTCAGGGTTAGTAGTAATATGTATACGATCTCCAGCGGTAAGGAATACGAATTCATTATGCAGGAAACTTGGTGTAGAGACACGGGTAAATCTGGATACAAGTACAGATTTTATGCAGCTTACACAGGAGTTTGGTCAGATTGGTTATAGGGGTATAACCTCTTCACTATTGACAGTGTAATGCCATAATGCGTGTATGGAAACATCACACTGTCAGTAGTTGGATGAATAATCCCATCTAAATAATTCTAGTCCATTGGCTATCCCAGATAACTGAACCATCACTTGGAGATGCATGACAGCCTCTTATACAAATTGTACCATTTAATGAAAGATCCAATTGCACTACATAATTATATGATGTTTTAAAGACTAACAGAATACCATAAGATGAACTTGTTATGGAAGTAACAATGCGAAAGCCATGAGGATAAATACCTGTCGTTAACAGCTCATCAACGTTGTCTTCCTTCGAAAGAGGTGTTTTAGAAAAGAATCCGTCTGTAGGCATTAGGCCTTTAGCCTGAGAGGTTACTGTAGGCATATTAGCACGGATAACTTCAATCAGATCAGCCTTGTCTATTTTCAAAGGATTACCATTTGTGTCTACCAAAGTGATATATTCATTTTTAATCTCGTTCACTTGCATAGCTTCACTCAACTTCATACCATTCAGTTTTAACGGACATTCTTTATACTGCATTTTTACCAGTTATTTTATTGAGAAGAAACATAGTAAAAAACAGTGATTTCTATTGTCCGTTAAAAGTGAATGGTATGAAATTAAATGAAAGTACACAGGTAAATAGTATCAATAGTGAATATATAGCTTTGATAGATCCTAATGGTAATCCAGTCTGTATAAATAGGGCTGATTTTGCGGAAGCCATTAGATCGGTGATGCTGGAAGCAACAAAGGATCGAAAAGGCTTGGTATCCATTGATTTATTTAAGAGAAGTATGCAATACTATCCAGCAGAAAAATATATTCACCTATGTAACTTAACTAATTATTATACTAATTGTCAATTCCTTATAGCAAGCGGCTTTCCTTTGAGAAAATTGCCATTCGGAATAATATCTTGTATAAAAGGTAATTTGCCTGAATTATCCAATATAGAAGGAACGAACTCTTCTTTTAGATTATATTATAGAGACGTAAATGATATACGAGAAATATGGGGTTATGAATCGAGTTCCGGTGGATCGCTCAATTTATCTGTTATGGCTAATCATGGTGGAGCAATCAAGTTAGAAGTAAGCCAGGAAATTCCTGAGGGACTTATTAAAGTATAGGGGCATTATGCCCCTATAAATATATCAGAGTTTTTTCCATTCACTCCAATTGGCATTGGAATAAGACCTCACATATACTTCGGCAAACGTACTTACCGCTATTTGTGTCGTGTAGCTCTGTGAAAGAACCAGCAGAGTTCCATACATAAATTTCGATGTTGGTGCGTTCGGTATTTCGATTGTCGACATTACCTTGTAAACGCCCATATCTTTGAATGCGTTGAAATCTGAGAAAGAATCAATCGTAATGCCTGTTGCAAGAAGAAAAAGCCCTTTTGTGGCAAATACTTCATTCAAAGCCATCGCAAAGTCATTCTTGTTTATCCTCAGCGGATTTCCGTTCACATCGTTCAAAATCAGATATTCGTTCCCGATAGTATTTATCTGGATAGCTTCATTCAGTTTCATACCCCATATACTTTTAACGGACATTCTTTATACTGCATTTTTACCGATGAAATGACCGACATAATTCAAAGTAAAAATACATGAGTTTGTATGTCCGTTAAAACTGAATAGGTATGAAACTGAATGAAGCGACAAAGGTGAATACTATCAATAATGAGTATATCACCTTACTAGATGCCTCCGGTAATCCTTTATTGATTAATAAATCAGATTTATCTAAGACTATAAAAAGTCTGATGTTTCCTTCTTGGCAAGTTACATTAGCTCCAGGTGAAGAATATGATTTAAAAGTCTCCCATTATGGATTATATATAGTACGCTCAGGAGATTTAGGTTCAACAGGCTTATTCGTCATTGGTGCAAGACCTGGAGCTGCAATACTCGGCTATGATGATTTTGTTTTTTCTACCGACTTTAATTCTACAGGTAAAATAGTTCTTAGTAAGAAGATACTTAATGGAACTATATATCTTAAAAATACAAGAGGAAACAATACGAGTATGTTCGTAATGCAAATTACAAACTATGTATAGGGGCATGTTGCCCCTATAACTATATTAGTTCCGCCTCGAATCCGTTCAAGAACTCTGAATTATCCGCGGTCTCCATTTTTAGAGCAATACCATTTGTATTCATTGAAATGATATCAAGAACAGGTGTATACTGATTTCGTTCAGCGTATATTTTACATTTACCTTCAGCATCCGTTTTTCCTATAATCTTGATATTGTAAGTACCGGATAATACTGTTACTCTAAGAGTCGGATTACTTGTACTATTGGCAGAACGTCCCATAGAAATGAAATAGAGGTTGGGGATTCCTGATGTGGTTGCAGAAACGGCTAATAACAATGAGCCTGTAACAGCAGCATTTGTAGTCTCGCATATCAATACGCTTGACTGGATATTTCTTGAGCCGATCATTCCAGCCGGCATTAAACCTTTTTGGGTAATGTTAGCTTCATTCATTACACTACGAACGTTTTCTGCAAAATTATTCTTGCTGATCCGTACTGGTAGCCCATTACTATCTGTCAGTAGCACAAATTCACTATTAATGCTATTCACGATAGCGGCTTCGCTTAATTTTCCCATACCTATTCAGTTTTAACGGACGTCTAAATTATATCAAAAAACGTCCAAATTCAACATTTAATTTTTAATCTCGTTTTGTTTAATTTATTTCCCCGCAAATTCACTCCCTTGTGGGCAAGGAGAGAAGATATATTTTCATATTACATCTCTAATATTTCATGGATTTGACCATAAGCACCTGCCGTAAAGAAGTTAGAGCAAATCTCTTTAATTAAAGAAATGTCCTCACTACACAACTCTACAACCCCGTTATTATCCATGATGGATTTACAGAGTTTATAAGCTCTGAATTTGTCCTCGCGTTTAATTGCGAACTCGGGTGAAATCCCAGCGGAATAAAGAGCTTCCGCAACCTTATCAGAAACAATATTCTCTGTTTCACCTCCCTTAAAGTCTTTAAATTTTCTGTTTAAATCTACTTTCATTATTTCTATGCTCTATTTACTAATAATCCTTTTCTAAATATCATTGAACCAAAATTAAAGTCCACTCCTTCATAATATGACACACTTCCATCAGCATTCCGAGCGACCACGGCACCAAACTTATCAGCAAGACACAGCCCACTGGTTAAATTCTCTGAGACAAAGACGCTACCATCAAAGTAAGCAGCGTATGTATTACCTTCCTTTGGATATGATCGTGACTCTTCAGATGCATATCTCGAAGCATAAATACAAGCACCACCTGAATTAGATCCGATAACTTTTATACCAAACTTTCCTGTAGTAGCCCCATTGAAAGAAACATCTATCATGCCACTGTTCGCATCTGTAGGTACCCCAATCCGGACACTACGACTATCATTCCCGAAATAATCACGTCCCTTCCAAAACAGGGAACCGCTTTCAAGGGTAAATCCACCTATCTTACCACTTTTAGCTATGATTTCCCCCGTAAACGAACCACTGGTTGCAGTTATTTGGCCTTTGACATAAACCTCACCCGTTTTACCATTGACTCTACAAGTAACATTGCCGGATGCATCCTCAGCCTGCACATTCTTTGCTACTAAATTATCTACATCAATATCATCAGCTTTAATCTTCTCACTTAGCAGTAATTTGGTAGCAATAAAAACCCAGTCTATTGCTTTCTCCCAATATCCTAATTGGCTTGCAACTGAAGTCTGAGGATTATTAGCAGATGAGGAAGTATGTGACTTCAAACACAGATATAGCATATCTTTGTATAATACAACATCGTACCATAGCTCGCCATCAGCCCCTGACAGATATTGCTTTCCTTCAGCCCAATCAGTTTGGCGAAGACGAGCGCCACGATCACCTTTGGCTCCGTCATCAGGAGCCGCCGTAACATTAAAAGTTGATGCAACAATCTGTTTCTTTGTCATAAAACCTATGATTTAGTTCCTTGTACATAGCCGGTAATATTCCCCCCTGCACCCTTCACATCGGTATAGGTAAGTTTACATCCGGTTGTGGTAGGCGCATTGGCCGGAGTAAAAGCGGCACCGTCAGCTTTCGTAAAAGTAGTCTTGAATGTAAAGCCGGTTACTTCTTCACCTGTACCAGTCTTCTTAACCTTATATGTCGCAGTTACCTCACTGGTAGCACCGCTGCTGGTAAGATAAGTAGGGCCACTGAAGTTTACAGCCAGGAAAAGAGGATCTGTTTCATCGCTTACTTCACAGATAGCAGTGGCTACCACTTCACCGCCGATAATGAATTCAGCTCTTACACTTAGCTTGGAATCAATGTCATCAGCCACTAAGGAAACACTGTTAGCTGTTGACCATGCTGTGGTGGAAGGCATCTTATACCATTTCAGGGAGTAGTTGCTTTGGGGTACCAGAGAGCCACCTTTGTAGAGTTCCTGAGTCACTTTAACGGTAGCTGTATCGCTGTCGATAATACCACCATCGGAAGGATACAGGAAACCGTAATAGGCAGAATTGCTAAACTCGGAGATAGCAAGTGGAATCTCCGAAGTATATGCAAGATTATGCCCGGAAGCCTCGATCTCACCATCCATGCGGATAGTATCTGCATCCATGTTGGAAGCACTGGCCAAATTACCCGCTATTTTCAACGCCGGTACATTCACAGAACCATTATCGTAAGTAGTGGTTTGCATCTTACCGGCTACAGCAGCCGGAGCGGTAGCTAACCCGGAAGCGTTGAATGTTATAAGTGTATTGTTATAATACCACTTTTCAGATCCGGAAACAATAGGTTTGATCACATTCTCATTACCTGAGCGCATGACCGGATAGATGATAGGTTGATTAGCCGCTACGCTCCAGTCCGGCACACATTTACCCGTATCCTTCTGATACATCTGTACAAGCGGCTTGGTAGATCGAATATTCCCCTGCGCACTATCACCATCAATAATCATACAGATATAAAAAGAACCCGCAACATCACTCATCCTGTACCTCCTCTCCGTTAATTGAGTTATCTTCTGCCACAGATTCTTTATCACTGTCCTGAACCGGCAAAGAATCCTCAGCAGGTAATTCACTATTGTTTTCATTCTCTACATCCTCTCCAATTTTACTTCCACCGGCTTCGATTAACCGGGCGGCTTCCTGTTCAGTAAGAACCTGTCCGGCAATGCCTTTCACATATTCTTCCGGCTCGAACCTCACCATACGAAGATCACTTTCGTTAATGATAAACTCCCCGTCGGCAGTCCGATGGCGGACATCAATCACACCGGCACGACGGGCGATATCGGCGGATACTTTTAAGTACTTCATTTCTCTCATATATAAATTAAATTGTTAGCCTCTGGCTATTATTACTTCATTGGCACCTGTACGGATGGGATCACCACTCTTGGTAGTAAGTACCGTATATGGCCCGATCTCATAGACTTCGGGATAAACAGACATCTGCAAGCCACCACTCAGTCGTAAGCTGTCAGCTGTAACCGATATCGAACTACCGTGTCCGATTTCCGTAGCCGTCGCACCCGCAGCGGACGACTTCTTAAACCACTTCACGAAGAAGAACTTGTCGATCTGATCCGTTGTCAGCTCCTCTTTATTCGTCAGTATCTTCACATAAAAAGTCATGTTGGCCATTCCCTGACGAATGGTATTGCCATTCGGACTATAGACAAATGCCTTAATCGGAGGAATCTTATAAACTATGGCCGTCTCAGCCATCAAAGTATCATCCGTAGGAGCTGACGGCTTGGTTCCGATATAATAAGCCGCGCGGCAGCGGATAACACTCATATATGTATTGTCAGCATCAATACGCAAAGTATTGGTACCCTGACCGGATACGTATTCAATGTTCAGATCAGAAGAGTTGATAAGGGTTTCCTCTCCGTTCTCGACTTTGTACCACCAATACGCTACATTGGCATCCGCAACAGTTTCGCTGCCCATTTTCAATACAGCAGTAATGTCTATATATTGGCTATCCTTCAGGGGATTATAGGTTATCTTTGATGGCTGATTAATGCTCAATGAAAGCTGGTCATCACTCTTCTGTATAGAGTTCAGAGTGAATGTATCGGTATATACCAACGTGTTTTTATTTCTGGAATCCACATAGGTAGCCCGGCAAAGAATCTGCACAGGAGTAGTTGGCGAAACATTCTTCTTCACAAGCAATGTTCCGTCAGCATTCAGTGTATAATTGCTATTCTCCGAGGTAATCTGAGTGCTCTCACTGTTTTCATACCAGGTGACAGTCAGCAGACTACTTTTATCCCCATTACTGATAATCTTATCCGGATCAACAATATTGAGGAATGCCTTTAGTTTCATCGGGGTAATGGTTCGATTCGGGATGAAGGTGTTAGCATTCGTGTAATAAAACTGTGTCTTACTACCTCCACCATCAATAACAATACCAAAACTCGCCTTCAGAGGAGTATAACTGGTTCTGACCGGCTGCGGTTGAACCGCGGTTTTAATTTTCATATATCTATATAGTTTTCGACATTAGTACTCCCGGCACCATCGCGAACGTATGCCGTACAAGTGAATTTCACTTTTCTTGTAGTACCCCAATTGGAAGGCATGTCCTCATTAGTCAAATGAAGTATCCGCCCGTTATTGGCGTGAGCAACCGACCAGGCATTATCTTCCGTTACCTGACCACTATCACGAGTCCATGACCAGTCACCGGGCAACACATCCGCAGAGATATCATTATAGCCCCAATAGACAATAGGGGTAAATTCCGCATTGACCTTACCGGCAAAGAAGTTATAGCCATTATTGGAAGAGAAAGTAAGGCTCAGTTCTGAATTGCCTTCAATTTGTGCCCAGTCGGTAGCATTCCACCTAGGTTCCTGCGTAGTTCCGGTAACCAGACACATCCATTTACAGCCTACATGATAGACTGCATCATAAACTGTGTCTGTAGACTGATAGGGATTGTTCACAGCATCCTCAGATGACCACGGACCCCGATTATTCTCAGAACGAACTGGTGTACCCTGATAGCCTATACGCAATAAGTCTTGAATAGCGATACCACGACAATAGATGTAGCTATGGCGGTAGTTGATCGGCAGGTTGTCAAACAGTGACAACTGTTTTAACTTGCCTATAATGATGGCATAGTTATTCTCTTCCAGTATAGGTTTCGTTACTCCATCGAGCATGCAGATACACTTCTCACGGGAAGATAGGTACCAATATGCCTGACGATCTTCATTCACCGGATTACCACGATGAGATAATATCATTAGCGGCTCTGGCGGGTAGTTTTTGCCTCCTGGAACTTCATCGTCTGGATACAAGACCGCAGTGATGGTATTAGATACTGTATTCACATTCAGCACACGGAGCCATGAAGTGTAATAATCACCACCTCCGGAGGCAAGGTTGTTTACCATGCCATAAACAACATCATTCTCGGCCAAGGCTGTGAAATCATTCTCCCAACGTTTACGAAGTGGTAAACGATAGGTACCATCTTCCAATAGTTCGACACTCTCAATAGTCCCTGACTCGGAAAATGAATAATCACTTTCCATAGCTGAAAGGCGATTAAAAATTATCTCCAAAACGGTCAGCGATGACCGCAACTCCATGCGGTCAGCCTGTATCCTCCCTTTATCATCCGCAATTATGCCCTTGCCCGCGATCAGTGAGTCTATGGCTTCGCCAACCTCTAAGCCTCCCAAAAGACGTAATAGATAGTCTGTACTATCGATTTTGTCCTTACGGAGGAATATATCTTTTAAGATCTCATTGTTATTTGCAATCTCAGCCAATATTCTTAAGGCTGAATATGTGTTTTTATTCGTAGGAATTGTAGTATCTCCTACTTTTATCAAATAGATAGATGATCCTCCCCCACCTTCCCCAGGAGAAGAAACTATTTTCAAGGCAACTTTATTACCATTTACCTCAAAAATAACGTCACTATTTTCTTCATCTATATGATACATTTTACTTTTGTGGAATAAGACTGACTGCAATATTCCTCATCTCTTGAGATGTTGCTTTATTCTCAAAGATGGAATACACTAAACTGGCAGTCATATAGCAAATAGCTTGCGATACAGGTTCATTCTGATCAATATCTAAATCTGTGCCAGAAGTATATTTCGCTTCATACACAAACATTTCCAATTTAGAGTCTGCTTTTGCAGAGTATAACATTAGTACTCTATTACCAGAATTATTATATCCCATTATGCACACAGGTTTGTAACTCCCGGCCCTTGTATAAGAGTTGCATTGTTGTTTATATTCCTCTGAGCTTAAATCAAAAGCTACAATACAAGTCCTCTTCCAATTAGAAAGTTTGATTGCAATCAAAGAGACAAAATCATCAGGAACAGGTATAAGACATTTCCCCTCACTATCCGAGGTTACGGAAGTATTAGAAGAAACACCATTTTTCTTATTGACACATCTAACAGGAGAATTCATTTGTACCAAACTTACAGCATCTGGTATAACCGCTTTTATATACTCTTCTATCTTGACCGTATCTTCTGATAGGAGAGAAAGAGTTTCTTCCTCTCCTATTTCGTTGAGTATTGCTTTGACTTTACTTATGATTTCCTGTTCAGTCATCATTATTTCCAGTTAGGGAATGACACACCAGTTGCAGCAGCTTTAGCCTGTATTGCAGCTTTATTACCAAGATCAGCAAGAGGGATATTATAAGGTTCACCCATTAAGATATCTTTCGCTTGCTGCGAATTCTTCACATCTGGATACACCCCAGCACCGCCACTTATTTCACCAGATTCTGATATATCAGAAGTAGTATCTTGCTCTGTACTTTCCACAACAACTTTATCAAACTTCTGAGTGCCTCCTCTTTGAACTTGCAATGTACCCGTATCTCGAATCAGAACAGATTCTATCTCTTTGATAATCCTCGCTTTAAATTTGGGAGAATTTTCAATAGCTTGCTGAATTACTGGATTTGAAGTAGTGTATGTGGCAGGGACAATACCAGCCGTTGTTAAAGAACCATGACGGAAGTCAACACGAACATGTCCAGTACCCATAGGGAAAACAGAACTTTGTTCTATCATCCCATAAATTGCGTATTTTTTCTTGTAAATTTTCATATAATTAAAAATTAAGAGACGGAGTACTATACTCCGCCCCTACATTTCACAGAATCAATTTTGAGCATAGATTACACCCGTATATTTCTCCCAGGTAGTACCATTATACTGATAGATTTCACCCGTCTTCGATCCGGTAATTGCGGCACAAGCAGCAGTTAAATAAATAACATCATTCAACTTTGGATTTTCAGGTGCATTGGTAGCATTGCTCCAATTAGTGATAGCCGAAGCACCAGGGATATTATCACCATCAATATCTTCACCATTGACCCAGATATGAGAATAGCCTTTCAACGCCAAAGCATTGATAGAAATGATTGCTTTTCTCTTTGCTTCTTCACCCTCAATCTTTTCAGAACTGGTTTCTTCGTTCTTGATATAGTAGCGAACAATACCGGACATATCAAGAATGCCACCACTACAAGAATATCCCAGATAATCCAAAGTCGGTTCATGCTTCAAATAGAAGTCTCCAAACACAGTGTGAAGTTTAGTACATGAGAACCCCCATTGTTGATCGGAAGTCATTGTGATGTCCTTGTGTTTGGTGAAATCGATATTCTGAATTTGCTCCAATAAATCACGCCCCATAAGCCACCATGCTTCTTTAGAACAGTTCTGACCTGTGAATTTCAATTTTGCTAAAGCAATAATATCAGCAAATGTCCACGGGCCAATATGTTCATACTCACGTTTAAATTGCCAACGAACACCTTCGGAAGTATATACCAACTGACGCCCCATTTTACCACGGTCAACCATTAATTTGCCCTTATGGCTCACCCATAAAGAACGATTATTCTTTCTACGGTGTTGCTTAATCATAGCTTCAGCAATTTGGGCCTGATTAAAAGGAATACGTTTTTTCTGGGCATCGAAATAGTCAGATACTACCTCATTCATGATAGTCTTCTGTAAGTAAACTCGCTTAGGAGTCGGGAATACAACATCAGGAGCAACTTCCTTTTGAGTTTCAGCACATGCATTTGTCAAAATAACAATTTCTGTTCCTTTGGGGATTGTAGGAAGTTTGCAATAGGCATCACCCTCATTCGTCTTCGGACCATTAATTGCCATGACAATAGGTTTGCCACTCGAATCTTTTCCCGTAATAAACAGCATAAGGTCCACTCCCTTGATTTCCGTTTTTCCATCTTCGGTATATCCGTTGACTCCTTTCACCAACACCGTACCATTTTCCTGAAATAATCCACGGTCATCCGAAGGGACACTGATAGGAGCTTGCTGGTCACCAGCAGAAGTATAATCTTCAGTAGTGAACACAGAAGATTTCTGTTCATCGATAACAAAGTGGTCCACTTCAAACCCTGTAACGCGAACTTTCTTCTTGGCTTTACGCATGATACCATCCAAGACGGTTTCATCCGTACCAATCAGAAAAATATCGTCATCAATATCCGGTTGGATAAGATTGCCGCCACCAACACCTCCAGTAGCATCTGATACTCCGGAAACAGTTGTAGGGCTACCTGGTAATTGAGTAGGTTCGCCTGCATTTCCCGGAGATGGTGTGGAACCCGGTGTAATTACAGTAGCATCAGCCATAAGTACACCGCCACCAACAAAGACGCAAATAAGCGTCAACAGGACGGAAAGAACCGCCCATTTCTCTCTTTTCAAAAAACTAAATACTTTCATCTTTTTTAAATTTATAACAGTTAATAATCAAGCATTTAAAGCAGCCTCAACGATAGAGTTTCTTTTTCGCATATTAGGATTTCCCGGAACACTCGTTATCCCTTTAGGTAGTCCGTCTCCACGTTCTTCTTTCATCTTATTGATGTTTTCGTTACGGCCTTTCACTACACCAGCGGCCAAAGCATCTTGGGTGTCCTTGTCGTAATTCAAACCTTTGTCCAAGAAGTCGCATATTTCACGGGAATAACTTCCCGACATGATCGGAGAAATAACATTCGTCCAAACCTTATCAAGAAACTCCTCTATATCGTAACCTTTCTCCTGGCACCACCCTTCTACAATAGGCATGCTCTTTTCAAGGTTATCATTATATTCCTTCTTGCTGGCCTCCATCGCTTCCATTTCTTGCTTTCGTTCTTCCTCGCCTGCCAGAATATCATCGTATTCCGGAGTACCTTCTTCAGCAGTTAGCAGATCCTTTCCGAAATAGCGAGCCATTGCATTACCGGCACCACGTTTCTTGTTTACAATATCGGCAAGCATCTGGGCCAAACGAGGATCTTGTTGCAAAGCTTCGGCAAGTTTATTGCGTTGTTCCTTATTCCCGTTGATATATCCCATCAACATTTCAGCCGAAGATTCATCATCATCCGCATTATAACCGGGAATTTCATCGCTCAAAAGTGATCTCAACTGATCCCGTTTGGTAGGAGTTTGAACTTGTTCGGTACCCGGAACTGATTCTGTTTTGTCAACCACCGCTTCATCATTCATTTCTTTGATATCTTCCATAAGCAAATTCTTTGATTATTTAATGCACAAAAAAAGCACTAAAATGGAAAACTATACCTGCGTTTTTACAACTAAAAGCTGCGTTTTTAGTAAAATCGCAACTTTTAAAGTATTACTTTAATTATATTTGCATAAAACATTATTATAATGGATGATATATTCAGAGAAATAAGAGATAATTCTATAAGAGAAGCATACTTTGATGCATTAAAAAGTTTACGAAAGAGTATGCCCTATATTTCAACAGAAGAGATTATTCAGGAAGTTATGAAGAAAGAGGCCCCTCGTTTTTTCATAACTTATGATAATGCGCGTAGGGTAATATCACTTATGCATCGTGGAAAACCTATTAGAGTTTCCAATGAAAATAAATTGTGTATGTACAAAGACTTATACGCCAGATTTCTAAAGTACAAACAAGAAATGAGAGCGCCAGGTTATTGCGTATTAAAATATATCATAGAACAGCCAGCGCCTTCTTACTACGTGGCAATAGATACAATGAGAGGCATCATTTATAAATCAATAAAGAACAGATAAGATGATATTTATCATTTTCCTTGTATTCATATACTCCATTAGTTTTTATTGCGACACTACGCAATTAGGTATATACGATGGGGGCGAATGGTGGAACTATATAACCTATAGCCTCATTCATATAAACTTCTTCCATCTAAGTATCAATTCTGCATTATTCTTGTTTTACTGGAGAAGGCTCCGGAACTTCAACCTGTATATCATTATACCAATAATGACTATAACTCCTATTCTCTCAGCAATCTTTGCGACCTATCAGGAACCGACAGTTGGTGCCTCAGCAATAGTCTTATCTATGGTAGGCATTATTACAGCCGGCATTGAACAACGTTATATGCCGAAAATCATTCTCTTACTTGCATTCTCATTTCTAACTACGGGCTTATTCGCTCCACATATCAATACGCTTATCCACGTATATAGCTTTCTAATATCATTTGCGGTAAGCCTCTTATTCAGGAGGTTTATATATGACCGTAAATGAAATAATACAGAAGAACAGAGAACGGCTCGCGATAATACGAAGTCCATATAATCCGATAACCGGCGAAGGATCAACATCTATTCCCCGGAAAAAGGTCTATATAAAAGATTGTCCTATTGAAGAAATGTATCTTCCAGAACAATTCGCGGAAACCGGTTTTGTGCAAAAGCTCATTGAGATTGGATTTAATGGGTATATCAAGTTCATCCTCAAACAGGGTATATCGGATAAGATAAGGAATGAGCTTTGGACATCATTTTGCCAGGAACGAATAAATTATGACTTTGAATACTGGGCCTATTCATGTATTCAGATATCGGCGAAAGGAAAAGGGAAAGACATAGCATTTTTACTTAACCGGGCACAAAGATATTATTTAAAAGAACTGGAAAAGCTTCGCATTGCCGGTGCCCCTATCGACATTATTCTGTGTAAAGCCCGTCAATGGGGCGGTTCCACGCTTACCCAGCTTTATATGCTGTGGATACAACTTATACACCGTTCTAATTGGAACTCCGCTATTTGTGGGCATATTGAATCCGCAGCTCGAAACGTATCAGGTATGCTCCAAAAAGCAGTCGATAAAATGCCCTTATGGGCAACAAATAACATACGTCTAAAAACAAATCCCTATCAAGGTTCACAAAAGACCCGTTCGATTAATACAACGAATAGCCGATATTCCATCGGATCGGCAGAAAAGCCGGAAAGTCTTCGCTCTGAAGATATTTCAATGGCGCACTTGACAGAGGTCGGTTTATGGAAAGAAACGAAAGGGAAGAAGCCGGAAGACCTTGTACAATCCATATTCGGTTCTATACTCAGTGGTCCCTACACTATCAAGGTTTTGGAATCCACAGCCAAAGGTGTAGGAAACTACTTTCACCGCACCTGGTTAGACGCTGTAGAAGGGCGTAACAACTTTACCCCTGTATTTATTCCTTGGTTCATGATTGATATCTACTCCAAACACATCAATCCAAAAGATTACAATGCATTTATCTCTACCATGACAGAATATGAGCACTGGTTGTTTGAACTGGGCGCAACGCTGGAAGCAATTGCATGGTATCGCATGAAAACACTTGAATTCAAAGATAAATGGCGAATGTGTTCCGAGTATCCGTCTACGGCAGCTGAAGCATTCCAGAGTACGGGCCGGAGAATATTCCCGCAAAAATATGTTGAACAGGTCCGCACATCCACTCTTCCACCCTGTTTTTATGGCGAATTTGTCGCAAACGACATCAAAGGTAAGAATGCATTATCTAATATTCGTTTTGAACATATAGAGCCTACAAAGGACCTGAATAATATACTTTGGGTATGGGCACTTCCCGACAATACAGAAAAGTATTATGACCGATATGTGGTTAGCGTCGATATCGGTGGTACATCAGAAGCCGCAGACTTTTCATGTATTAAAGTGGCGGACCGGTTGCCTATGCTGGAAGACGGGGGCCTGCCTGAAATTGTAGCCGAATGGCACGGACATATTGAGCATGACTTACTTATATGGAAAGCAGTTCAAATAGCTGCTGCTTATGGGAATGCTGTACTTGTCATTGAAAGTAACACACTTGAAACAGAAGGAACAGAAGGTGACAACTTCGATTATGTATTGGATGAAGTGGTAGAATACTACGACAACCTTTATTCGCGTACATCACCAGAGCAAATTAAACAGGGCCTACCGGTTAAATATGGTTTCCATACCAATCCCAAAACCAAGCCTACTATTATCAATTTCCTTAAATCTGCAATGCGCGACTTCCTATATATCGAGAGAAGTAAGCCTACCACGTTCGAGATGGATACGTATGAGCTAAAGGAGAATGGCAAGGAGATGGGCGCCGCTGAAGGCTGTCATGACGACTACCTGATGGCAACAGCGATCCTCATATATGTTTGCTATAAATGGCAACTCCCGCGAATTATGCGGGAGTTTAGGAAGTCTAAGAAAACAAAGATTGTCAGCGAAGCTTCTATTTAAGCAGCAGTTTTCACGATGCCATCTTCTGGAGTGGCGAATTGGTCATTGTTCACTTTCCGCATAAGATTGTTATTGCCCGGCATTACATCTTGTGGTATGCCACCCATGGCCTGCTGATTCATCAAAGCCTGCTCGTTTCGTTTGATAGCTTCAAGTATCTTTGTAGCAAACGGATAAGAGCAATTCTCCAACAATGTCTTGACATCAATCGCATTTTTTTCAAAGAGTTGCATCAGGAAGTCATTCTGCAACATCTGGAATGATGGAGTATTAGTACCCTCAGTGATTTTCAAGTCAATCTGTGCATTCTGAACTTTATCCGGATCATAGTACTTTGCTTCTTCCGAATAATCCCTGCCAGACAAATCAATGTGCCTGGCAGAAGTATAATATTGCTGGATTGTTTGCATAACCATATAATCCCTTCTCTTACGGAATGAGTTGAACGATTCGAACATTCCTTTCAGATTCAATGAAGAGTTCTGAACTTGCTGTGCATACAAACTTGCGGCTGTGCCTGCACTTGGCTGTTTACCTTGCATAGCACTATTCACGCCTGAAATATCATTGATAAGTTTCAACTGCAAATTCAATAGTTCATAATCACCAGCAACAGCCGCCTGGCCATTATACTGCTGAACGACATTACTAAGATTCTGACCGTTTTTCAGGTTACAGAACAGAACCCCATTATATCGCACATATTCGTCAATTATTTCTTCGCGAGTCATACTTTCAAAAGCTGATTCATCAACAATCAATACACCTTTAGAAGATGAACTACGAATGAAATCAATCAATGTCATTGTTCGATTGATGGCACGTTGCTGGTCTATGAAATCCTCTACATAATTGAAGACCTTTCCCTGTATCATCGGGTACACATGGAAAGCATAGTTATGCGAACCATGCCAATAAGGGCTCCGGCCTTCTTGAAGAATGTCTCCCCAAGGGGACATGTACCGGTAATACCAATACTGTTCATTGCCATACTCATATTCAATCAACAATATGTCCTCCGGCAAAACACCATGAGCAAGTGCCTCATTCGTTCGCTGTTGGTTCTCCCAATCAATTTCCTTCTTTTCGTCCAATCCTACATAGTAGAATGTACCTTTCAGTGTATCATGACAGAAATATGCCTCCCGGCTCTCCAACCTCCACCCAAAGATAACCCGACACAAATCAGGACGAGACGGGGTATAGAAATCTAAATCTTTCGTTTCCCTTCCCTGTAAACCATCATAAGTAAGATATGTGTCGCTCGTACGATATATGTTTTCTATCCACTCTTTATCAGCCCGACTTTTAGCAAATAGGGAAACAACCTTATCAAGCGGCATATCATATACTTCACCGATACAATTCAAGTCCCAGGTACGGACATCCTCAATATTCGTATTGAAAAACATACGCGCCGGATTACAACCATATACCCAAACATCATTCATTCGTTTAGCGGGGTTCCAGCCATATTCCACACGCTGGCCTACATAGCCCCCGCATAGCATTAATCTAAGACTGTCAGAATCTAATTCTCGAATTTCATTCAGATCATGCACATATTCAACTGCGATACTCATCATCTCTCCGATTTTAGCCTCTTTCTGATCCCGGACCGTACAAATAGACTGGGTTACATTATTACGAAACTGTCCGTCAATATTTTTTAGTATGGGACTAATCATATTATTTTTCAATGGTACTTTACCATTCTTTTTGATTAAGTCCGCCTCTCTGATCATCAGATCTGTTTCCGGGTCCTTTATATAATCCCCCCATTGATCCTCGTAAGCATACATGACGCTTCGGCGCATTTTCCTCCGGGCCTCATCCAATGTTGCCCAATACTTACTAAACTCATCCAAAATATCCAGATGCTTCTCGTTGCGTCTTTGCACACGAGAAACATTTGTCTTACGTACTGGTTTTACACTTCTATTTAAGAACTTATTCATAAGCCGACATTTTTCACAAAAGTATGTTAGTTATTTTTTTTAATGTTGTGTATTTACTATAAAAGCTACTCAACACTTCGAAGTTGTTCTACAATCTCTGTTTTGAGAAGATTAAGGCCAGTTTCAAACTCTTTTCGAGTCTCCCTATCCGTTTCCTCCTTTATCAAATCCTGATATGATTTTACTCGTTTTTGATATTTCTTTAATACCGAGTAACGTTTATATTCAGAAGAGTTCTCCAATTCTTTCAACTTCTCCATATAAAGAGCATTACCAGATTTCATTTCTTTTTTGTAACCACGAAGTTTATTCTCTACGATTTTAAACTCATCCAAATAATTGTAATACGCTTCGTTTACTCGACTGAAAACATTCTTTTCATCACCACCACTCAGAAACCGGTTCAATACAGGAACGCTTCTCCACATTCTTTCATCTTCATCCCATATCATTGAGATGGTTTTCCCTGTTTGATTTATAGTCTTCCCTAATCCACCAAAATAGCTTTCAAAAAAATGTTCCAGGACGGCTGGATTGATATTTAATGCTCCCCGCTCGTACTTATCCCCACCAGTAACCTCATTCAAAAACTTAGTAGAAGATACAAGCGCTTTAGATGTTCCGGCATACGCCTTAGTCCATTCCGGCATAAGTTCGTTGAAACTATCTTTATAAATAGGTTTTCCAAAGAAATCTTTGTTCTGGACTACTTGATAAATAGGTTTTCCGGCATCGGGCATAAGATTGCCGGCAATAGTACCGACAATGTTCTTCGTTGGAGTACCTTTGGGAATATTCCACTCTCCACCGCCAAAAGGATTTATCGGAAGCAACTCAGTAAATTGTCCCATCAATTCCATACCAATGTTACGATTATCTCCTTTACCTTCTGCATAAGAGCGAAATAATTCGCCAGCTCCATAGAAAGCACGCAATTCAATTGGTATAGGAATAGTCAGGAACTTATCACCACCTAACCAGAAACAAAAGTTATTCTTCCGAACCCATTCCGGCAGGTTCTCATATGCATCCTTATCATCATCTCCACCAAACATACTGATAAGTAGGTTATTCATAATCGGTAGCAACATTCCGGCGGCAGTGTATCCGCCTATTACAGCAGAGAAACGTTTAGGATTGGCCTTCGCTAAATTCGTGAAATTGGCTAAACTCTGGACAGCAGCATTGAAAAAAAGAAATAACGATTTGAATGTAGTGGCTCCCAGACCTCCAGCTCCTTTCTTATTAAAATTAACCGTAATTTCTTTCGCATCACTAATACTTCTTGAAATGCTCCGTCCCATTTGCCGACTTGTCATATAAGTAGTGAAGCGGCTTACATCTTCAGCGCATCTGTTGCCAAATTCGGTCCATTTTGCGACCCATTGGAAAGCAGGAACAATACCCAAAGTTGTAGGGGTAGTTACTTTACCAGGCTTCAATCCAAATATACGTCCCAAATCAATAAGTCCCTTTGCGTCCATTATTGAGCGTTCGATCAACTTTCTATGTTCCTCTACACTATGCAAAGCAGTATATCCTGTTTCTCCACCATTTCTAAGAAACTCTAAAAAATAACGTTCAAGTTCATTATTCGTATCAAGAGAGTTTTTATCAAATTTATAAAAGAGTTCGCCAAGTCTCAGACCAAAACCATTCTTAACCAAATTCCTTTTGAACCTGTTTGAGTACTTAGCATCTTCTTTTATTGATACCGCAGAAGTAGAGAATATCATATCTCTTGCCAGATTACTAATAACAAAAGCAGGATTTCTGGTAGTAAAGTTGGCTGCCATCTGCCGATTAATGCGCTTTACCAGATTTACAAGTTTATGGGAACCGCTATCCGGATTAGTCAGACCATTCATAGCCTGTGCTGCTCTTGGATTACCATTGATATAAACAGTATATTCAAGACCATCCTTCTTTACTATGACCATGTGCTGTCTTTGTTCCCTGGGTAATGCCTTATATGGAACCTCTAAACGACCTTTACGAGCTAATCCCTGAGCAGCAAGTTCAACCATTCTTCTTTCAAACTGCTCAACTAAAGCAGTTACTTCATCCCCTGTTGCATCTTCCGGTATTTCAGGAAGGGCCTGTTGCCATTCATCACGGATTTCATCATAAGTATACCACATTTGCTTTACAGTAGCAAGACTTGTGGGATGATTTATTGCCATTGCCAAGAATCGTTGTTTCATAAGATTTCTATTCCCCTGCATGATGGCGCTTTCGGCCATATTAGCTATAGTTGCTAATGGATCATCAGCCTCAGACATACGTCCTTCCATTTTCTTCACGGGTGCATTGAATATCGGACGCTCTTCCATGATATAATCATAAACATCCGCTGCTGTATCCTCTTTCCAGCCTCGTAGTGGAATATAATACTTGAACATGGTATTAACCTTCTGATAAGCATCTTTTGTCATTAAGCCACACTCATAAGTCTTTTTGATACTTTCTTTTGTTGCAGCATTAATCTTTTCCCAAAGAGCAGCAGTATCATTAGCATCTTCAAAAGCGGAAACTATCTTCTCAGCCTTAGTAGTGAAATTCTCTTCTTCACCAGTAAGTGAAGACAAGCCGGAGAAGTCTTTTCCACGAGCTTCAATATACGCATCTTCGGCTGCTTCCTCCATCTCTGACTTTAAGTTATCTCGTTCTTCATCGAAAGTCAAACCATCAATACCACCTTGGGCCAAAAGATTTTCCAGATCTTCAAGCTTTTCAATGAATGGTTCTTTAGCTTTTTCTGCAGCACGTTTGGCAAATTCTTCATTTCTTTCAAGACCATGTTTAGCTTTCAGGTAATCCAAGATATCATCATATTCAACTCCATTCTTTATCAGCTGATTTACCTCTGACATAATTGGATCGAAATAGTTCATCTTATAATACTCCTGCTCAAATGAGTTCCTACTGCTTAATTGATTTTCGGCCATGTATGCATTCTCATGATCTGCAATCGGTTTTTCAGTTTCCTTTTCAAGAGCTTCTTGAAGAACTTTCAAACCAAGCATACTATCTTGGTACGCTTCATGGTATTTATACATTCTATCTAAAGTACGAGCCTCATACAAACGCTTAGCTACATCTTTTGCGGCTGTTGCATTATCACTCCTGTATTTTCTCCGAACCGGCGTCTCTCGATAATTACCAACCTTCAGTTTATATCGCATGGACATATCTTTAGCGAGAGAATCTGCCGAGCGCTCTTCAGTCTTCAATTGATAGGTTCTCCAAAGCATATATCGTAAATCACCATCATTCAACCTGAAACCAAGTTTGATTTTTGCATGGTGTAACATATCAGAGAACAAAGACTTAATTGTTTGCAGAAAACCTTTTTCACGTTCAAATCCTTTTTCTGCCAATTCAGCCATATATTCCTCAGTTGCCAGATGGAAGTCATATCCGCGTTTCATTCCTAATTCTACAATTTTTCTTCTTGTTCCCGGAACTGAATTCTCAAAGACTTTATCAATAAAATCATCATACTGCTCACCAAATACATCATGCAACCCGCGATGGCCCACGACTTCATGCAATACAGTGGCCTGAACATCCTCTATATTGGCCACATTTGGAAGGTAAACAGAAATTTCCCCGGTATTCATATCAGACCACCCCTTTACCATATTGCCTGAAGAGCGGACATCATCAGGCAAGTCTTCAAAGCTTCTAACAATACGTACTGGAGTATGAAGCGCATCGGCCAATGCTTCAATCTCAGAAATATATTTCTTCTCTTTTCCTTTGCGAATAAGATTTTCCACATGATCCGAAGTACGATAGCGTTTATTGCTATCATTGTCCGATTTAGCCTTCTCTTCCAATTTCTTTCTCAGGTCTTCAACCTCTTTTTCAGCTTCTTTCAATTCTTCTTCGCGTCCCCAAGGAGTATTCATTGCCTCTGTTAACCCCTGGACTTTCTTTTCTCGATCAGAAATTGATGAGACAATATCTTCCAGATTCTTCTTTACTGATTTCAACTGATGTTCGATACTTGACATTAGACCTTTCCCGCCATTAAACTGGCGTTCTTCTACAATATGATCATTGCCAGCATACAATTCATACACCATCCTCCCCTCGTTAAAATGAACTATAACTTCCGCTTTGCTATTATTCAACATTATCTTTAGGGGGGCCGTTCCACGATTTAGACTATATGCATCTTCATAGGAGGCAATAACCGGTTCTAACGAAGGACCAAACTTCTCCTTAAAAACGTTACCGTCAACTGTAACACTTTCTATACCATCCGGGAAATATTCACTAACAGTCTTATTCGCGCGTTCATATATTTTTTTCTTACTTTCATCAAGAATATTGCGATTTCTTAAAGACTCAATAGCCTCAGCCATGCCACTCTTACTATTGGCATCACTTCGTTTTGAATTACGTAACTTCTTCAGCATATTTTCAGCAACAAACAGGAGCTGTGCTGTCTTATCCCCCGACAATGTAGCCGCCATTTGGTTAAAGGTCATTCCGCTGGGGTCCTCATCATCCTGTTCTTCCATTATACGGCCGGAGACATTGCCTTTCATCATTTGATTAATGAAGTTCTGTTTTATTCGTAGACGATCATAGGCAGTTGCATCCAAAGTACCTTGCACTCCATAGGTCACTACGTTTACAGGCTTACCCCACAAAGCGTAATTATTCCCTTGCCGAAGGATTCTACCATTTCTTTGTTCAAAGTCCATTGGGCGTACCGGAGCATCAATATGATGTAATCCATACATTCGATCCTGTACATTAACCCCTACGCCCATTTTCTCAGTACTGCCAAGCAAGATACGCACATCACCGGAACGGACCTTCTCAAACAATCCTTTCCGACGTTCACCATCATAATTGTTAACGATGGCAATTTCTTTGGCAGGTATTCCCTGGGCAATAAGCTTTTGTTTTATGTCTTCATAAAGATTAAAACGAGGGATATCCGGATTATAGTTAAACAAATCCATTTTAGGCTGTTCCCCGGGAGACTGGTAACTATCGCAGAAAATAAGTTGCGCTCCTTTATCCGCACTACTTTCGTTATAGAGTTTTACGACATTAGCAACAACCTGATTAGTTTTACTATTGGGGTTATCCGCAAATGAAGGATTAAGCAATCGAAGATCGATCGCCGCTTGTTTTGCTTTAGTAAAGACAACAAGAGGAAGTGCGCTCATTCTTCTTTTCTCTTTACCGCTCATTTTACTGAATCTCTCCAACTGACCTATGAGCACCTGCATAACGTCTTCCAAATCTTCATTTTTATCAATGACAATATTAGTCATCTTATCATCCCGTAGCTTTGGAATACTATTATTTTCCTTAAATTCCTCCACATCTTCCGTCAAAACGACATCAGCATGACTACGGAAAGCTTTCACCAACTCCGGTACATTGACATAACTCTTAAAACGATCCGCAACTTTGAAATTACCTGTTGCTGTAAATTCAAGGGAAGGTTCCACCGTACCGAATGTAGTTGCAAATTCATCGAAGCTTTGAATGCTATAGGCTTCAAGAATATCAGGAGCTACAAAATTCATCATTGTCCAGACTTCCGCCATGGTATTCGTTATAGGAGTGCCAGTAGCCAGAATCACATTGCGTTTGTTGTTTTTCTCCTGCACCCATTTAGCTTTTAATAGTAAGCTATTAGCACGCTGGGAAGCTGTTGTATCAATGCCTTTAACATTACTCATTTTGCTGGCAAATCCTATCTTCTTGAAGTTATGAGCTTCATCAATGAATAATGCGTCGACGCCCATTTGTTCAAATGTCATCACATCATCCGTTCGCCGATCAAGTTGACGTTCCATTTTCGTCTTGATCCGGTTTTGTGCTTTAGCCTTGTCCTTTACAGAACGTCTCTTTGGCTCCACCCCTTCTAATTGGTCTTGAAGTCCAAGAACTTCCTTTTCTAATCTACGCCTCAAAGAATCATTTTCTGTAGCTTCAATAACTCGCTCATATTCATCTATTCTCTGTTGGATAAGCTCTTTTTTACGTCCCTCATCATCTGGAATGAATTGCATAAATGATTGAGGAATGATAATCGCATCAAAATCACCTGTTGCAATCAGATTAAATAAGCGCCTGCGATTATCAGCGCTTCGTTCATCCTTTCCGGGAGCTAAGACATTAGCACCTGGGTATAACTTATAGAAGTCCTTTACAAAATCCTCTAACGTAGCATTTTGAACTACAATCATCGGCTTTCGGGCAATATTCAAACGACGCATCTCCATTGCGGTAGTAATCATCGTGAATGTTTTTCCGGTACCAACCTGATGGGCAAGCAAGGTACTTTCTCCCAAACTACGCTGTACAGCTTTCATTTGGTGAGTGCGCAATGTTATTGCCGTATTAGAATTTGGATAGTGTTCAAAGGCAGGCTGATCATATTCCTTCAGGCGGAAATTATTATATCTATCATTGTAAATTCTCTCTAATTCTTTATGAAGCGCCTTTTGGCTGTCAATATATTCAATGAATTTATCAGAGATTTCCATCACCTTCTCGGCGGCAGCTTGTGTCTCAGCCTCATTGATAACACGTATCTTTTGCTCACCGTTTCTTATTTCATCGAAAACTTTTGGTTTCCGCTGATTTAAAGCAGCCTCAAATAAATCAATCGTTCCAAGTCGGTCTGTTCTATATATGCCGGCTTTTGCATAATCTGCCACACTAATAGATTTACCTGTAACATATTCATTAAGCACAGCCACAAAATCCAATTTTGTATCAGAGAGCCCCAATACATCTTCTGCAAACTTATCTATGAATTCCGCAGGTATCCACGGGGTGCCCAGGCGATAACTGATATCTCCAAACCGTATAGTTTCCGGTTGAACATTAATAAGATCTTCTACATTCTTTTCAAATGCCGGGTCCCGTTCCGCTGCAATTCTGGCCTCTTCCAGCTTTTCTCTAACATTCCCAGAGAGGTATGTACTTTTATCGACCAAATTACCGGTCAATGGTTCACGATATGCCACTCCATCATGCAACATATCTTCTACGACATCTTCTTCGCTTCTTTCTATTAACCTAGAGATATATGGTACATCTATAGAACCACGATAAGAACGGCTTATATTCACGGCATCCTGCAAGTTATCCGCTTTAGATGGTTCTTTCACAGGAAAACTAATACGTTTCTCAAAAATACCTTTTCCTTTGGTTACTTGATAAACAGTTGATTTACCCGTTGCAGACGGTACTTTCTGAACATCTTCAAGAGAAAGAGGAAGATAACGTTCAAAGTCTTCAATGAAAACATTATCTAACGCTTTATTTCGATTGAGCGTACCATATTTTTTAACGAAGTTATCATATTGCTTATTTAGTTCATTTCTTATAGGTTCTGGATCTATATCTAAGCTCTGTTCTGCCGCAATAAGTTCCTTCAATGTGGATTTAAGATCATTATAGCTTTGCACTGCATCTACCGTCTTCTGTACCTTCCCATTGTACTTAAATGTCTCTTTTACGGAAACAGGTTCCAGTACTCCACTCATGGCAACATATAGATTTCCATCCTTAACGGTCAACGTCCCATCTTTCTGAGTAGTATGTTCTTTAGTAACATTCACACTATTCTCTTTTACTTTCCCCAGAATCTTTTCAGGAAACTTCCCGATAGCTTCACTAAGCTCGTTTGCCAAGTCCACACCTGACCGTCCCTTTAATGTCTGTGAAGATCCACTGTATAAACCACCGCTACCGGCATCGTATGCCGTCATCATTTCGCCCAGCATCATTTCAGGATGAGCAGCAAAGTATTCATTAATCATTATTGGCTTCGTCCTCTTTTCGCCTTTTTCTTCATACGATCCTTCGCCTACAGGAGTAGTAGAAATATAATTCACGCCATTTCCCGCTTCACCTTGTTTCCTTTTATGGAATACAAGGATATCAGCCGTAACACTCGTGCCTGCATTCTTTTGGAAAGCATCATTAGGCAAACGTATAGCACCGACCAAATCAAAACCATTACCAGCAACAAATTCCCGGAAACGACTATCGGCACCATCCATTGTTGCGGATGATGTGACAAATACACCTAAACCATTTTCTTTTAGTTCAAGTAAACCTTTGGCGATAAAATAATTATGAAGATTATACGCGCTACCAAGTTTTTTCCTTAGCGACTTATCCAGGAATTTATCATAGGGTGCGTCCTTACCAAATGGTACATTGGTGATAACTAAGTCCTTGCTTTGCGGAGCAAACTCAGTCTCATAGCCTTGTACTTTTGCATTTGCATCCGGATATAATGTTTTACTTATCCTCCCGGATAAACTGTCAATCTCAAAACCGCTAATTTGAGAACTTCCAGCAATCTCTTTGGGCATCAATCCAAGAATATGCCCTACTCCCATCGACGGCTCACTCACCATTCCACCGGTAAACCCAACACGCTGGACGATGTTCCAAAGATTTCGGATGATAGGTTCAGGAGTATAATGTGAAGTAGTAGTCGATTGAATCGCGCTCTTAAACTCTTCAGGAGAAAGTATTTCTTTTAACTGCTTATAGTAAGGAAGGTATTTCGCATTCCAATTAGTATCAGCGCCCCAAGGACGGTTACTGGCTTTGAATTTATTTTCATCCAATGCGCTGGCCAATCCGCCCCAACCTACATAACGAACCAGCTTTGCTTTTTGCTGTTCTGTGGCCGGCTTTCCGCTATTCTCTACTTCTCTAAGTGTACGAATGGCATCAATGTTTGCTTTTAATTTGGCAACATCACCGGCAGGAACATCAATGTGATTTTCACCGAAACTATAGTTATTTCGATTTCGTTGAACTTTTACAGGAGAGACGACGCTGCCTGATGATTCAGGTAGTCCTCCGCTTCTGTCCGCGTCAGGCACATTATGTCCATGCACGCTTGTATCGTTTCCTCGCTGTTCAGTTCTGACAGCTTCTTCCCGTGTTGTTCCTCCCAAGCTTCTATTCGCATCCGGATTTCGCTCTTCGGACTTTCTTCGTTCGTCATGATCTTCTAAGTTTTGATTAAACAAATCCTGCATCTCAGCAGGCTTATTACTTTCACTCTTGTGCGAAGATACCGTCTTTTCAGAAGATTTCCTACCATTTTCTTTACTTTCTTTGGCGGGCAACGTAGCTTTCTCTGTGACATCTACTACTTTATTAAATGATTCCGTATCAAAGTCCTTAACAGTACGGTATTCATCCATATCTTTCTGATATTCCTCCATACCAGGAAACTGCCGGGCACCCTCGTAGAAAGATTTCAAATAAGGACGAACAGAATCACCAACATCCTCAATCATTCTTTGGGCAAAATCGCCGAATTTCCTAGCACCAGCTTCAATATGGTATGCCGCCATCTCCGCTCCGATAGAAAACAATTCAGGATCAAAACCAATATTCATTTGTCCAAGTTTTCCACGGAGTTTATTCTTCAATTCTTCGTATCTATTCTTGGACACAAATCTATTAGAGACTCCATATTCTCCGATGTCAGTCTGTACAACATCCTGTGACTGCATTTCCGAAACATCAATAGCGTTACCTTTTGCAATCTTGTATTCGGCAAAGGGCTTCGTCTTGCGCTTTGAAGACTTCACCCATTCATTGAATAGCTCTTTTGAAACTTCTGTGGCTTTTCCTAAACCTTTCCAGCCAGGAGAATAGTTCTTCATGTAAGCACTCTTTGCTGCCAAAGCAGAATTGAAGCCATACATTACCTTATGTTCATCAAATGAACCATCTTCATTCATCTGATCAATGACATACACTTTACCACCAGCCGGATTATCCGATAGGAACACATCAATATGATCACCGTCTACTCCTTCCGTCCCGCGAATGTAGCCATAACTATTATTCATCGTGACACTCCACGGTTGGCCATTAGTATCTACCCCCGAACGTTCACTACCTTTCGGGTTCTCAATAGTAATGTCGTACCCATCAATCTTAATATGCCCTTTCTTATAGTTACCGGCTGACTTCTGTGCCTCAGTAGGGTTAGTATCGACTTCCTGTTCAGCATCAAATAAACGTTTAGCTTCTGATACTCTGTTTGCGTAGTCCAATACATTCTCCTCAGATTCTAATTGGGGAGAAGTAAATTGCGCCGGATTATTTTCTTTCGGGGTGAGAATATTACGTTTGAAATCAGCGTCAATGACATAAATATCACCTTCTGTATCTTTCAATACATTACGTGGACGCAAATCTGATATGGTAATGTCTCCATTTGAATATTCAGCTTCACCGGCCTTATTGAAGCCAAGATCTTGCATATAGGCACCAATCTCTTCAGGAGTGGCAAACTCTGCATTATCTATATATTCTTGTTTATATATTGGATAGATAGTACCTCCATTACCGAAACCAGTAAAGCCAACTAATTCATATTTGGTCTGCGGGAAAAGCTCGTTATGAAGGTCAATACGTTTGAATAATTCTGGAAGGTTCTTACTGTTCACCAAGTTATTCATCTTGTAAACAGCAGCGTTTTCTCTATCTAAATAAGTATCATTTTCATTTCCACTAAGGAATGGTGTACCGAGGTGGGAAAGATTTTGTATAGGAGTCCACAAGCCGTTTTCTTTGGCCTGTGTCTCGATCATTTGATTTACTTCTTGCTGGCGGCCTCTGCCTCTTTCGCTTTCCGATGCATTTCTTGATGCCTCTTCAATTCTTCGTCGTAATTGATAGACCGGTTCTTCCTGTTCGCCAGATATTTCAGGCAACGTTCCGTGCTCTCCTTGTGGAATTGATTGAGATACTTCGTCATTTTTGTTAACTTTTTGATTGTCACCTTGCAAAGGTACAGAATTGTCCTCAGAATTCAAAGCATTATTACCATTTTCCTGAATTGAGGAAGATGGTTCTACAACAGACAAATCATTTATTGTAGGTTGTTCTATATTTACTTGTTTCTGCTCTTTTACGATTTCGAATTGTTCATTGGAGACAACTCCGTTATTCTGCTCTTCACTTTCTCTATTCTCTGTTGCAGCAACTTCCGGTGCTCCGGATTCTTCGTGTTGCTCAACTTCTTCTCCAGATAACGGAGATTGATTTTCTCGGCTATCCTCTGCCTGTCCTTCTGTTCCATTATTATTTTCAATTTGTGAGTAAATATCATCTAATTCAGCAGCAGTGAAGCCACCATGATACAGTTCCGGGTTATTCTCTTCCATAGACTGAATTATAGCTTCGTCTGCGCCCTCTTCATCAAACTCATTGCGGAACTGATCATATTGCTGAACATAATCACCTAAAGCCTCATAATAGCTATCAGTGCGCTGCGTATCAGAAGCATCCATATCAGCAGTCAATGCCTCCTGGACTTCATTCTTCTGTTGGTCTGTCAATTTATCTATTTTCTGATCTGCCTCTTTCAGTTGGATGTACAATCGGCCTGTATTACTTTCCGGACCACCAACAGGAATACCCATTTCTTTTGTGGCTATCTCACTGAACTTGGAGGACAAAGAACGCATTGTGTTAGACACTTGGCTGACATGATTCGAAGGATTGGTAAGCATGAAGTCTACTATATCCTGTTCGGTCACATCTACCCCATTTTCATTTAGTTCCTGAGCAATAGCATCTATTTCTTGGCCGTCTTTTCTTAGCCAACCTTTCGCTAAAGCACCGGTTATCTGATTACGATCACCAAAGCGATTAAAAGAAGAAGTACTAACTTTTCTACCAAGTAACTCACGCTGCCACGGTTTCAAAGTCTGTTCATGGCTGGCCAGATCCTTAGCGGCAGAATAAGCATCAAGAACCTCGTTGGCATCATCTGAGTTATCAGCAACCCAACTAATATAATCTTCATCGGTACGCACATCTTCCGGAACCTGGACCTCTTCATCCTTATTACTTTCAGAAGTAACAGACTGTGTAGGTTCAACACTCTGGAAGAAAGTCTTCAAATCGTCCAACTCTTTCTTTTTAGATCGTATAATATCCCGCAGCTCAACACGTTCACTTCCGGTTGCCTTTGCCAGACGAGCATTGATTTTTTCAAGTTCTTCATTCTTTGCAGCAACATCTCCCCTTAAATCCTCAATAGCTACCTCGGGAGACTCCGCAGCACTGGTATAGTCAAACTGTTGCTGTGGTGTCATACTTTTATAATCAATGCTTCCGTCTTTCTTTTTAGGAAGGGTTTCGAGAACCTTTTGCAATCTTTGTTCAGGAGTTTCTTCCTGAACTGATTCTTCCTCTATAGGAACAGGCGCTTGCTCCGTTTCTTCTTGAATTGCTTCAGCTTCCAATGGCGTCTCTTCCGTTTGCTGGGTTTCTTCTTGCAAAGAGGCCGGGACAATATCATTTTGCCACAATTCAGACTCTTTCAGACTATAATAATCATCAACACTAATCGGGCGTTCATCTCCATTCTCAATATCAATTTCACCAGTATCATTAAGCTTTATGGCCATTACACTTAGACCTGGATCATCCATATTATCACCCTCTATTAGATAGCGGCTGCCATCTATCATAACAGTTTCTCCACGAACAGGTGCAGGAATATCAGGAGAACGGAGGCTTTCTTCTTCGTTAGCGATGAAATCTTGTTCAGCATTAGCCTCAGCCTGAACAATCATATCATCAATAGGAACCTCTGACAGAACGCTATCAAAATCCTCAGCTTGCGCCATCTTTCGCTCGCCGGTTTCATCTACATAATAAATAGTCTCGCTTGAACTGTCCCGGTCCAGAAAGCCATCCTCACCAAATGACAGATTACCACCCACAAGATAAACAGGATTATCGACAAACTTATGTTTAGCCTGAACAACAAGACCTGTTTCCGGATTACTGATCCTTTCGATGTCGGCCATTGCCTGTTCGCGAGCTTGCATCTTTGCTTCTTCCTTTCTATTGTTGATATGACCGACGTACTGCGAGAACATCTCTTTTGCCGGAAGATAATCTGCCAAAGCTGAAACCTGTTGTTCATTTAGGTTATTGGCCGATGCAAACTGCCCAAGGTCTGATACTGCATCCAACTGAGAAGTAAGTTCTTCAGGTAAAAGGCTATTTACTTTTCTTTCTGCCCGCTTATAATCACGATAGATATCAACTTTGTTGGCTTCAATATCTTCGGGAGTAATACCAGCAGTAGCATCTTCATTCTGTACATCTTCAAGCACCTTCTCTTCCTGCATATCCTGTACGGCAAAAACACGCTCCTTTTTTTCTTCCGGAGTTAAGTTTGCATCTGCAAGTGTTCTTCCTATAAAGGCTTTAGTCGTTTCTTGATCGCCTGCATTAATTACTTGCTGCAACTCATCAAACAAAGTCTTGTCTTCTTCATTTAAGCCATTTCTAAACCTGTATAAATTCCTCTGAGCAGTATATTTCTCACGTGCCATCCCCCCAAGCCCCAGCAGACCAAAGGCGGCAGACGTCGGTGCAAGTCCGAGGAATGTATCAATGTTATTGTCTAAGTCTGTAGCCTGTTCAACAGTCATCTCTCCCAGTGGAATATTGGCAAAGTTGTTGTACACTTCTTCAGCATATTCACCAAGTAACCCGTGAAACTGTGTACGATTAGCAACATTCTTTATAGTAGGATTATTCTTTATCTTACTAATGAACTGCACAATCTCACTATTAGATAGCTTTGAAAGGCCAGGGACAAATTTACTCAATGCTTCTTTCGCCATTTTGCCACCACCGGCGAACGCATTAAAGACCATTTCCGACTGATTTTCGAGGAAATTAGAGACAGCAGATTTACCCAAGGCCTCGCCAACCTCCATGCCATTCTCACGGCCTGCATACTTAATCTCACCATCTTCTACTGTCGCCTGAACATCACCAATCATCCGTTCGTTGGTTCCAGAAGCTACGCGACCTATACTTGAAGTAGCTGTCATCCCGGCAGCGGCTGCGGCATCACCAACCAATCGGCCCGCAACCTTTGCCGCATTACTTGTTGCTGCACGGCCAAAGCGTTTCAAACCATGTTTCAGCAAACCTTTTGCTAATGCATTGCCGGAAGAAGAAACCGGATTAATAGCAAACTCCAACATAAAAGGAATACTTTGAGCCGTCGTGCTACCAGCTTTATAGCCTCTACTCATATCGGAAGAAAAGTAAGCCTGTGTAGCCATGTTTACGGCCGCAGCGTCAAGTAACTTCGATTCTTCCGGGGAGAGCTCTTCCCCACTCTCTTCTTTCTCAATCGCCTTTCTGAGTAAACCGGAATATGCCGTATCTGTAAGTCCCATGGTCCAGTTGTCTGTATCCATAAACCTATCTTTGAAACCTCTACCAAGTGAAGAGAAAAAGCCCGTATCGCCTTTCTTGGATTCTTCTACAAGCTTATTAGCAGCATCAAGTAAGTTCTTTGCCGCATGGAGCGATGTATAACGGTCCTGCGTCTCTTTGGTATCACCATTACCAAACCTTTGTGCGGCACCAACGGCAGAAGAAGGGATGAAAGCGGAACCGACAGGCATAGCTACCGGCTCTCTCTCTTTATTCAATTCACTGTCAATCTCACCCAGCTGGCCAGTGATGTAATTCGAAAAGAAATTCTTTTCATCATTCTTTCTTTTCTCTATTGCGGCACTGTATTGTTTCGATTGTTCTTCAGGCGACATCTGTTGGTAATCTGTATAAGGGACACCAAATATCATTGTATCGTCGCCTTTACCCTCAACGTATGGAGATTTCGGACGTGGCTGTGGCTGTGGCTGTTGCAATTGTCGTTGTTCTGGATGAGGAACAGTAACAGCAGGTATCTGACCATTACTCATTGCTTTGTCAAAAGCATCATAATCCCCAATATCTACACCTTTACTTTTTGCAGTATTATACAGCCAGTCTTTATTAGCATCTACATTCTTATCAAATTCCTCATAGGCGCCCATTTGAACGCCTTTATTCGTAAGTGCATCATAAAGCCACTTACGATTTTCATTCATATTTATTTCAGCCATGGTGCTTTATTATTGGATGATTGATTGTTACTAACCCACGGGGCAACTTCCTTTTTATCTGTTGCCCCTCCTAACTTAAACCCTCTACTTTTAAGCTCCTCGGCTGGTATCATACCATTCTGCAATGCGTAGGCAGCAGCAGCTTGCCAATCGGTCTTAGTCTTTGTGATATTTTCTCTGTCGTCTCTCTCATAAGTAACGAACGGAGCCAAGTCATCCTCTCCCATTCCAGAGCCGAGCACAATTTGTTGGGCTTCATTGGGAGTAAGTCTCGTATTACGAGTATAGACATTACCATCACCTCCAATAGCACTATCCACAATCTTTGAACTATTGCTATTGTCTTTAGTCTTGATCTCGCTTAATCTATACTTATGGTTGAGTGCAGCAAGCTCTTTCGCATCCTTGACTCTGGCTGCTTGTTGTGACAAAGCCTGTTTTCCTTTGGCATCCAGCATTCCTACTTGGAAAGCTTGATCTATTTGTTTTAAAGTTAAATCACGTTGATATTTGAACTCCATAGACGCTTTTGCAGCCTCTTGCTGACGTTTATATAGGTCTTCCGCACGTTTACCCTCATAGTCCTTAAAAATCATGGAGAGAGACTTATTTTGAAAGTCAGCATCATTCGTACGTTTAGCATCCCGGATACGTTGCAAGCGTTCGTTATACTTAGGTACCTGCGAATTTATCGGAGCGAATTGCCGGGCCCCCTTTGAAGAAGCGAACATTTGACCACCCAAATTTGCAATGTCACCCAACAAAGAAAGAGCACGCTCCCGTCGAGTAATCTTCTCTTCCTTTTCAAGATCCGGCTTCTGGTAGAAGTCCTTGAAAAAGCCATAAAGACCTTTCTGTCCAATCGCATCAGCATAATTGGGTTCAGGAGTAGCTGGAGCAATAGCCGGTCTTATTTCAGAAACCGTATGCCCTTCAGGTACTGCCGGAGATACAGCCTCATTTATTGAAGCAGGAGCAGGAACCGGCTTATTAAGATATTCCAGTAATGCCATACGTTTACCCTTTCTTATCCAATAAGCTCAGAGCTGAGCTAATTAATGATCCACTGTTACCCAATAACTGCGTACCACCCGCTTCGTTTGCCTGTAGCTGAGCCATCTGTTGCTGCATTAATGCATTCTCGTTGGCCTGATTCTGAGCATCGACCTGCCTCTTTATCGCATCACCACGAGTAGCAAGAATTCCAACGACTTCTCCCATCATCTTCTGATCATTTTCCTGTTGAGCAAGCACAGCCTCCGGAGTACCACCTGTAACAGCTGCAGTTGCTTGTGCTTCTTGATTTCTACGACGCAATGTATCTTCCACTCTTTTTATAGCAGACTGAGCCTCTTTACTATCTAAGTAGTTCTGGTAGTAGTTACGGTTATACCAAGCCTCATTCTTATTACGCTGTTGGTTAAGCATCTGCTGTTGGGCATTGGCTGCTTTTGCCGCCTTACTTGCTCCCATTACTCCGCCAATCAAACTGGCGCCTATTCCAATTGCAGTTCCTATCATAATAGCTATTTTTTTAAGAGCAAAAAAAAGGATTTATCGCCATATTATAGTTGTGTTTTTACAACAACAATATGCTGTATTACAATTATATTTGTGTTTTTATTAAACTATTACTTAAACAATTACAATTCACATGAAGAAACTCACAAAGAAAAAGAAGAACTCATACACCGAAGAAGAAAAGATACAGGCTGTAAGACTATTGAAGGAAAACAACTTTAATCATTACCTCACAGCCGCTCAAACAGGTGTTTCCATATCCTCCCTACATAATTGGTCTGCCCGATACATGAGTGATATTGATAATACCAATAAGGTACAGATAATTGCCGAAAGTGTAGAATTGAATCTGGCAAGAGTGAAGACCAATTTTATAAATAAACACTATGCCAAGATGAATGAGCTTGCCGAAGAAGCTGTCAAAAAGGCAATAGACCTTGTAAAAGATGAAACAGACCTTAATAAGGTCAACAACACAATTAAGGTAATCTCTGACTTTTTTGGTAAGATGTCCAATGATGGAGAAGAAGGTGAAAAGAAAGGCGACAGCTACAGCTTAATACAGCAAACAATTATTGCTTGCAATTCGATGAATCAACAATAATATTATAGTACCTTCGCTACATGAAAACTACTTTTCATAAAATTAGGCAAGCATACCGGATATGGTTAATATGCTTTTATCGGCTCTTATTTCCAATTAGGTAGAAAAGCTTAAAACGGCCGAATAAACAGCCTTTTTCTTTATCCTAATCTCCGGTTGAAGCTTCTTCACATCCCTATTCCATGCTATCTAACATCCTATGTTGAGTGACAACCTATTATATTATTTCTTATTTTTACACACTAACATAAAAATGATATATCATGGCAGAATATAGTAGAGAACAGAGGAATCAATTGAGTAGGGCGGTTGCTAATAGTGAGACCGGGAATAGGCAGATGAAAAATTTTATTGATAACAGAAAACAAATAGAAAGAAGCACTCAGTTTAAAATGATAATTAAAAATACAATTCAAAAAGCTGATCCTTTTGATTCTATAGACATCAGTAGTCGTCCAGAAAAAGAAGGTGGCCCAATGCAAATATTACGAAAAAAAGGCTCTGGACCACACTATGAAAGTTCGTCTGTGATTACATCCATTCAATTAAGAGGTGGGCATTCCGCTGCCCATAGTGAGGTATTTTGTATAATCCCGTTATCCGAGGGTAAAGAAGGAGTGCTTAGATTCTCACGTAATCAAGCAGGAGATACTTTCCAACGAGATGCGGAGATTGAAAAGAGTGATTGGGAAATTGCGAGCACATTCCCGGTTAGTATATCTGTATCGGAGGCAGAATATTGGGCTGAAAAAGTTCACAATCGAATGCCAAGATATATAAGTGGTAATTGTCATGACTTTGCTGATGAACTCTTATACGCCTTAATTAATAAAAAATTGTTGTCGTCAGACGATGATGATTTCATGTAAATCACTTTGTGTCGGAAACAATCCCCCCTTGGGGAAATTTATCCCACTAAACTGGAAATTTATTGCATTTTTATGGAAATTATGCCCTTTCCAATATGGTTTCATCAGTAGGATTTTTTTTTATAAAATCATTCCTGATTACGTAGGCATCCATCAGGTCCGCATCATATGGCTTCAGCAAAGTTGCAATTTTTGCTTTGGATAAGCCAGGTTCCAACCACTTTTCCTCATCTTCCTTTGAAAGTATTACCGGCATCCGATGCTTGGTATTATGAATGTAATCAGTCAAAGGATTGGTATCTGTGGTAATGATGGAGAATGTAGCATGTTCATTACCTGTCTCCGTGTCTAACCAAGTGTCATATATTCCGGCCATAGAGAAAATAGGCTCATCTTTCAGGTAGATATAGTAGGGTATCTTCTTGCCGCTCTCATGTCTCCATTCAAAGTAACCAGTTGATGGCACAATACAACGTTTCTTCATAACCGGTTCCCGAAATGAGGGCTTATCGAATATTGTGTCTGCCCGGGCATTAAGTGTCATTCTTCGGATTTCGTAAGCATTAGTTTCGTCTTTCGTCCAAAAAGGGATTAGCCCCCAATTGAATACTTGAACTTCATCCGAGGTTGTTACAATGGGACATTTCGGAAAGTTGAAAGCGTTAACATGATATTGCTCATTGAGAATGTCTTGGTATATCTCAACTACATCCGACTTCCGACTATATCGAGCAGCCAATTTGATTGCCTTTGCACTCATGGAGTTATGAAAACACAT